AATGGAAATCCAATTTATCAGCAAATGGAATATGGCTCACCAGCTTGGTGTGCAAACATGACTGCATTTGTACAAAACCTACAAAATACGATTACCAACCTAGAAGCTAAACTAAAAGCTGCTGGCGTAGCAGGATTCTAAAGGAATAAATATGACCTACGGAAACTTATCAGTAGACCAACTAACATCAAGCACAGGACAATCACTTAGTCCAGCCAGTTCTTCTGCGACTATGAAAGGTTAATATGCAAGCTCAAGTTTATCTAGTAACTAATCAGATCAACGGAAAGCATTATGTTGGTCAAACCATTAACCCTCATCTTAAAAGAGGGCATGGTAGGTTATTAAAAACCGCTTACAGGTATCATGGATTTAATAATTTTAGTTATGAGCCAATTATTACTGGAATTGATAATAGAGACTGTTTAAACCTGCTAGAACGATTTTGGATTGGCGTTTATGATTGTGTTGTACCTAATGGTTATAACATTGAATTAGGCGGTTCAGAGGGAGTCAAATGGACCGAAGAACGCAGAAGAAAGCATGGGTTAGCTTTAAAAGGACATAGAGGTTGGCGTAAAGGATTAAATTTGCCAAGCCCTAATAAAGGAAAAAAGTATCCCGAAGAAGGAAAGCGTAAGTTATCTGAAGCATTAAAAGGCAGAGTTGGTACCAATTTAGGTAAAAAGGCTTCTGAAGAAACAAAAGCAAAAATGACAGCAAGCCAAAAGGCTTATTGGGCAACTCATCCAAGCCCTAATTTGGGTAGAAAACATACTGAAGAATGGAAACAGCAAGCTAGTGAAAGAATGAAAAAACAAGTTCAATCTATTGAAACAAGACAAAAGCGTAGCGAGTCAATTAAGGCTTGGCACGCTAAACGCAAGGAGCAATTAGCATGACATATGGGACTATATCTGCGGATTTAATCTCTACATCTACTGGGCGAACTATAGGAGCAAGCTCATCCGCCACAATGAAAAATCGTATTTTGAACGGCGATATGAGGATAGATCAGAGGAATAATGGGGCTAGTATTACCCCAACTACTAGCCAGTATTCGGTTGACAGATGGCTTGCAAACCTTACGGTTGCTTCATTATATAGCGCACAACAAACAACATCCGCCCCTGCAGGCTTTACAAATTCTTTGCTTGCAACTTCTTTATCTGCGCATACAGCCACATCAGGTGATTATGAGAGTTTTCAGCAAAGAATTGAGGCTTATAATATGCAAGATGCAGGCTGGGGGACAGCTAACGCAAAAACATTTACTTTATCTTTTTGGGTACAAAGTTCTTTGACTGGAACATTCGGTGGTTCAGTATATTTTCCGGGGAGCGTGGTTGTCAGGTCTTACCCGTTTAGCTATTCTATTCCCACAGCAAACACTTGGACATATGTATCAATAGTTATTCCCGGAGATACCTTTTCAAATACTGCGCCTACAACTAACAACCTTTATGCAATTATCCAATGGGCTTTATGTGCCGGTTCTAACTACGAAACATCTGTTTCTGGTTGGCAAAGTGGAAATTATTTAGCTCCTACCGGAACTGTTAATATTTTAGGCACATCAGGAGCTACATTCTACCTGACAGGCGTACAACTCGAAGTAGGAACAGTCGCAAGTAGCTTTGATTACAGAGATTATGGTCGTGAATTGATAATGTGTCAGAGGTATTATGAATATGGCAATTTTAGAATTGATGGTTATGGAGCAAGTGGAACTAGATTATCAACTACATACGGATATAAAGCAAATAAAAGAATTAATCCTACTGTAACATTTACAGGCACTGGATTTATTAATGGTTCTGGTGTAGGAATCGATGGTGCATCAGATGTTTATGGATTTATAGGATATTTTTCTGTGACTTCAACTGGAGGGGCAGCAATGGCTACTGGTTGGAATTCTTCTGCGGAGCTATAAATGATATACAAACAAATACTAGATAATTTATCAAATAAAATAGCAATTATTCAGCGTTTGTCTGATACAGCATTTATTCCCCTTGCCAAAGCCAACACTGATTACCAACAATTTAAAAAAGACTTGTCTAACGGTGCAGAACTACAAGACAGCACAGGCGCTGTAATGACAGCTAGTCAGATTCAAGCGTTTATAGCGACACTGCCATGATCTGGAATAAAGAAACTGACCCTAGACTACCAAGCTGGCTTAATGCAGTTCTTAACACGCCACCTTTTCTATTACCCCAAGAGTTTGTAATTCCTGTTATCTGTATTGTTCTGGGGTTCAAGCGTAATGGTAAATGGATGCTTGGTAAGATAGGTCGTGGCCCTAATAATCCTGCGTATATTGGACAGATGTTCTGGAATGGCATATTCGAGTGCAGATTCATGTTGCCATTTTATGTGAATTTTATGATTAGATGGTCAGCAACTGCTAGTCCAAGTTACTTTCAGTTTCAACTGGGCTGGAAACGCAATGGACGCTTTGCTATTGCATTTAGATTCTTAACCGATGCCTCTGCAAGGGCTGGTGTATTAAGCCCTAACACAGACCAAGCTGGTGGGTTTAATGAGGGTACGGCATAGTGTTTGCAATAACTGCCCTTGCTCAGTCACCCTATGCTTCGCTTGGCGGTAATACTTACCTTGTGTCCATTTCAGATTCTGTAACGTCTACTGATACATTAAGTTCTTTTGCTAATTTTGTGGGTACAACAAGCGAGTCATCATCATTTACAGATTCAGATGTAGGGCAGTTTAATTTCTTTGAGACTGTTGCAGATACTCAATTCTATTCGGATCAGTATTTTGGATACTGGAATACTAATGCTTCAACCTTAGAATCTCAAACTTTAACAGACAGCTTATCAGCTACACAGAATTTTCCAGTCGCAGTTACAGATACTGCAACTTATTTAGATTCATTGCTTAATACGGGTTGGGCTAAGATTAATGATAATCAAACAGTTACTTGGACTCAAGTATATAATGTTCAAAACGAAACATGGCAGCAAGTAGTTGATGTACAGTCATCTGCAAATACGGGTGGCCTATTCTTTGGCGCGGCAGCTTTTGGACAAAGCCCATACTCGGGATCATCTACTACAGGTGTCACTGGGCCTAATTGGACAGATATAAACGATATACAGTAAAATATTAAAAACTAAGGAGTTTTTATGGCCTCAACATATTCACCATCGCTTAAGTTAGAGCTAATGGGTAACGGCGACCAAGCTGGTACTTGGGGTACGACTACCAACAATAACCTTGGTACACTCCTTGAACAGGCTATTACTGGCGTACAGACTATTACGCTTTTAGATGCTGATCATACTCTAACAAATATTAACGGTGCATCAGATGAAGCTCGTAATGCGGTTTTAGTCGTTAATGGTACTACTTCTGCTATTCGTAATATTATTGCACCAACATCCCAACAGAAAACATATATTGTAACTAATAGTACTGTCGGTGGGTTTGGTATAACAGTTAAAACAGCTTCTGGAGCTGGAGTAACAATTCCTTATGGTGCGACACAGATTGTTTATACCGACGGCACCAATTTTTATCTTGCAGCTTCCCAAACAGTAGTTGCCGCAGGTACCGGCATAAATGTGTCAACAGTGGGTACTACTGCTACAGTATCTAATACTGGGGTCGTAACTGTAACACCAAGCACAGGGATATCTGCCTCTACCACAGGCACTAACGTTACTATAGCTAATACTGGAGTCACTTCAATAACTGGTACAGCGAATCAAGTTACAGCGTCTGCTAGTACTGGTGGAGTCACTTTAAGCCTGCCTTCTACTATTAACGTGAATATTTCTGGTAATGCTGCTACCGCTACAAATGCTAATTATGCAACAAATGCGGGTAATGCTAACTATGCAAATAGTGCTGGTTCAGCTAATAACGGTCTAGTAGCTGATTCTTTAGGCGGTAGTGGTTATGCACAGGTAGGCGGTTTAATTATTCAATGGCTTACTGTTACTGTTGGCACTACTGGGGGTAATGGTATGCAAGGTCCTTATGGGTTTAATTGGCCTAGAGGGTTTCCTAATACGTGTCTTTTTGCATCATGTAGTACACTTTTAGGGGGTAGTTTAAACTCTAGTGGTACTGGGCATATGGATATGTATTCTTATAATGGCTCAAATTTTGAAGTATTTTATAACGCTACAAATAATGGTAATGGCGGGACAGGGCAAAACTTACAGGCTACAGTTTTTGCCGTAGGTTATTAAGGAGATTAATATGAACTGGCTTGAACAAATCGCGCCTACTATAGCAACTGCCATTGGCGGTCCTTTAGGCGGTATTGCTTACGAAGTTATCTCTAAAGTAATGGGCGTTAGCCAAGATGATGCTAAACAAATGCTTGAGACCGGAAAGCTGTCCTCAGATCAGATAGCACAAGTTAAACAAGCTGAGATCGAGCTTAAAAAGACCGAAGAAACGCTAGGATTAGACTTTGCATCCTTAGCTGAAAAAGATCGTGAATCAGCTAGGAATATGCAGTCTGTTACTAAATCATGGATACCAGGCTTTCTTGCTATATTCATTACCGCAGGGTTCTTTGGGATCTTACTTGCCCTTATGTATGGACAAGTACAGAAAAGTAATGAGATTATGATTATGCTTGGATCTCTAGGAACTGCATGGGCTGGAGTGGTATCGTTTTACTTTGGCTCCAGTGCTAGTAGTCAGAATAAAGACGCTACAATACATAACCTGAGTAAATAACATGACACCTAATGAAAAAGCTTTTTTAGATATGCTAGCCATCAGTGAGGGAACTTATGGGAAGGGAGACAACGGATACAACGTACTTGTGGGAGGTACTTTGTTTAGCGGCTATAGCGATCATCCCAATATATTGGTGGACTTGGGGCATGGACTTAAATCAACAGCTGCAGGCCGTTACCAACTCCTCTACCGCTGGTGGGAGCCATACAAAAAACTCTTGAACTTACCTGACTTTTCTCCCGAGTCTCAAGATAAAGTAGCACTTCAACAGATCAAAGAAAGAAATGCTATTGACGATATTAATAGTGGTAATATTAAGTCAGCGATTCAAAAATGTTCAAATATCTGGGCTTCACTGCCCGGTAATGATTATGGGCAGCATCAGAATAGTATGACTGCATTAATTGAAGCATATACTAATATGGGTGGGACCGATGCCTCTCCAGAAGCTACAGTTTAGGCCGGGAGTCAACAGAGAAGCGACATCATATTCAAACGAAGGTGGTTGGTTTGATGGGGATAAGGTTCGTTTTCGTTCAGGATTCCCAACTAAAATTGGTGGCTGGCAGCAAATATCTAATAGTCAGTTTCTTGGTACCGCTCGTTCATTATGGGTTTGGGCTGATGGGGATGGTAGCGCGGGATCTTTATATTATGGTGTCGGCACTAACTTAAAATATTATATCTATTCAGGTGGTATTTATTACGATATTACTCCTATTATACAAACGGATACTTTAACAAATGCGATTACAGCAACTAGTGGGTCGAGTTATATTACTATTACTGACGGTACTTACAGCCCTAGTGTTGGCGATTATATTACTATTTCTGGCGCATCTTCTCTCGGCGGTAATTTAACATCTACTGTTCTTAACCAAGAATTTGTTGTTACTTCAATTTTGAGTGCTACTCAATATCAAGTTAATGTCGGCGTTACTGCTAATGCATCTGATACTGGTAATGGTGGTACGATCACTGTGCAATATTATTACCCCTCTGGTCTTGATGTATTTTCTATTGGTACTGGCTGGGGTGCGGGGCCATGGAGCCGCGGTACTTGGGGTAGTAGTTATTCCGCTGGTATTGGTGAGCAATTACGCCTTTGGTCAAATGATAATTTTGGTTTTAACTTAGTTATTGCTCCTCGTGGGGGGCCAATATTTTATTGGCAAGATAGCCTTGGTGTTAATACTCATGCGCAATCTTTAAGTAGTGTCGCTAACTCGACAACGGAGTTAACCGATACCTCTACGTTTACTAGCGGTGCTAATTTTATTACAGTAACAAGTGCTAACGCTCCATATATAGCAGCGTATATGTATATCACTGGAACAGGGCTACCTGCCGGTACTCAAGTTGCATCAACTTATGTTTTAGGCTCAACTACTGTGCCGATTACAACCACAACTACAAGTGCTAGTTCTGGTAATTATTCATTCTCCTACCCCGGCGCTTTTGTTCCTAACGCAACATATCAAGTTATCACGTCTGCTATACAGGAATTTGTTATCACCTTTGGGTCTAACTCATATAACCCCAATAACTCTAATACACCATTTGACCCAATGTTAGTTCGTTGGTCAGATCAGGCTAATCCTTATCAGTGGGTTCCAGCAATTACTAATCAGTCTGGTGAGTATACACTTACTAACGGCTCGTACATTATGGGTGCTAGGGCTACTCGCCAAGAGATATTAGTTTGGACCGATCAAGCAATTTATTCCATGCAGTATATTGGCACGCCGTATGTCTGGGGTTTTCAGATCTTAATGGATAACATATCTGTTATGTCTCCCAACTGCATGATAACCATTAACAATATTACTTATTGGATGGGAGTAGATAAGTTCTACATGTATACAGGTACTGTGCAGACATTACCCTGTGCTATTTGGCAGTATGTGTTTGATGATATAAATACTGAGCAGGCGTATCAGATTTTTGTTGGATCGAATGAAGCATTTAATGAAGTATGGTGGTTCTACGTTAGTAAGTCCAGCGGCGGCACGATCATTGATAAGTACATCGTATATAACTATTTAGAACAAGTTTGGTATTACGGTACGATGAACCGTAGTGCATGGATTCAGTCCGGTACAATTCAATACCCCCTTGCTGCCGACTACAATAGCCGTTTACTCTATCACGAGCTTGGTAACGATGATAACTCCACTCAGACAACACAACCTATTACGGCGTATATTCAGTCTTCTGATTTTGATATTGGAGATGGTCATAACTTTGCTTTTGTATGGCGCATGTTACCTGATATTAATTTCAACGGTTCTACGGTTAACGACCCTACTGTCACTATCCAGCTAAATGCAAGACAAGATTCTGGGTCAGCATATCAACCCGCTGGTGTGCCTACTGTTGCGAGTACTCAAAACTATCTTACTGTACCGGAGTATACAGTTCAGCAATTTACAGGACAGGTTTACACTAGGCTGCGCGGACGTCAGATGGCGTTTCAAATTCAGTCTACGGGAGTGGGCGTTGCTTGGCAGTTAGGTAGTCCACGAATTGATGTCCGTCCGGACGGCAGACGTTGAGTATGGCTACCGTTTATTATCGTATTAAGCCGACTTCAGCGCCTAACTTATCGGTGCCACCTGTTAAGTATGATCAGCAGTACTTTAATATGCTGGTTAACTTATTACGGCTTTACTTTAATCAGAACGATGCAGACTGGCGAGCGTTGACAAGTACTACTGGTGGGTTGTCAATTAATTTCCCTCATGGGGATTTTTCGTCCAACGTATCTCAAACGGCTTTAGCTAATACGCCAACTCGTATTTTATTGGATACGAATGAAGTTAGTAATGATATTACTTTTAGCTCTGCTGGAACGATTACAGTAAAACAAGCAGCGGTGTATAACGTTCAATTTAGTATTGAAGCACAAAATACTGATACAACTATTCATACTATATATGTATGGGTTCGGCAAAACGGAATAGATGTACCTCGCTCTGCTAGCGCATGGGCAGTTCCTAATAGCCATGGGGGTACGCCGGGGTATGCAGTTTTAGCAGCTAACTTTAATCTTTCGATGAATGCGGGAGACTATGTTGAGCTATGGTGGGCCATAAGAAATACTCAAGTTTCTATACTTTATCAGCCTGCGCAGACAACTCCATTTGTTATGCCTGCTATACCATCTGTAATAATTACAGTTAATTATGTATCTGAATTATAAGTAGTAAATACTGGGTAATATGTTATTATTTATCAAACGAACAAAAAGGTGACATTATGTCTGGAGGCGGCGGAACAAGCAGTATGCTAGCTACGGCAGCGGGCCTTGGCGCTAGCGCATTTTTAGGTCCAGAAGCTACTCTGGGCGAACAAGCTCTCTTAGGTGCAGTAGCTGGTGGAGCAACTTCTGCTTTAACCGGTGGTAATGCCATGAGCGGTGCGCTTCTTGGTGGTGCTGGTGGTGGCATAGGGCAGTTAACCGGTGGGCTTGGCGGATCACTTTATAACCTTTCTCCTACCGCTATTAGTGGGGGTAGTTTAGCCACTGCTGGTAATCAAGCTGGGGCGGCTGCTTTAGGTGGGGGTATTGATCCAAGTACTCTTGCCGGACAACAATCTTTAGGTAATGCGCTTAGTACCGCGGGGTTAGATCCATCTAGCGCGGCTTACCAACAAGCTCTTGCTAATCAAGCTACTTTCGCTCAAGGTGCAGGAAGTCAAGTTGCGGGGATGCAAGCAGCTAATCCTATGTCGACTGCTTCTTCTACTGTCGGTAACTTTATTGGTAATCATCCTTATATGACAGCGGGGCTAGCACTAGCTGGGCTTCCTCTAATTCAAAATATAATGACGGGGCGTGGTAATAATTACTTACCTAATTATGTACAACCAACCTATGGGTTAATGGGCGCAGCTCCGGGGGGTATTCAAGTAGCAAGACCTATGGCAGCAGGTGGTAGTGTAACTCCATCTGTATCACCTACTTATACACCTACTAGTTATGGGAGCATTATGCCAACAGGTGGTGTAGCTCCAGCCGATTTAACTGCAGCGCCACAAACTAATAATTTACAGTCTTTAATTGCTTCGGCTTTACCAAGTAATACACCTCAATCAACGCTTCAAAGCTTAACATCTCAAGCACAGTCAGGTTTATCTGCTTATGGATTAGCTGAAGGTGGTATTACATCTCTTCCTCAAGCTCAGCGTTTAACGCAATCTAATTCATATAATATGCCCGCACAGTCTCCTGTTAGTGCACAGCAAGCAATGGCAAATACAGCGACAAATGTAAATCCATTAACCGGTATGCCTGTAAAAGCGATGGCAGTGGGTGGTATGGCAGCTCCTGCTTATAATCCTAATTCAGAACTGATGACTCAGTATATGATGCAGAATATGTCTGGTATGCCGAACATAGTACCTACTGGTAATGCGAAAGGCGGCCCAATTAGTGGGAATGGTAATCTTGGTAGCTACTCAGATGGTGGACAGATGTTACAAGGCCCCGGCGATGGTATGAGCGATTCTATCCCTGCAACGATTGGCGGTGCTCAACCTGCACGATTAGCACAGGGCGAGTTCGTGGTTCCAGCTGATGTAGTTTCTCATCTTGGTAACGGATCTACCGATGCAGGCGCTAAACAGTTATATGCAATGATGGATAAAGTAAGAAAGGCAAGAACAGGGAATCCTAAACAGGGTAAACAAATTAACCCAAGTAAATATATGCCTGCATGACGATACATGTACAATATGTAGAACCAGAGTTTGCAGCCCAGTCGTGGCATCTGGTAGAAAAATATATAGAAGCGGCCTTAGTGCACGGACACGGTGACTACACGCTAGATCAAGTCAAGCTGTTAGTAAATATGGGACAGTGGCTTTTGTTAGTGGCAGTAGATGAAAGTGGAAGTGTACATGGAGCAGCAACAGTATCCTTCCTAAATTACCCCAATAGTCGGGTAGCTTTCATTACATCAATAGGTGGTAGATTAATTAGTAGTCCTGATACTTTTAAAGAGATGACTATAATTCTTAAAAGTCGTGGTGCAACAAGAGTACAGGGACTTGCAAGACCATCAGTAGCACGATTATGGAAACGCTACGGGTTTGAAGAAATATCTGCCATGGTGGAAGTTAAAATTTAGGAGTAACTATTATGGGTGGCGGCGGAAGCAGCGGCGGAACAACATCAGCATCGAATCAGTATTCAAGCTTAGCATCTTGGGCGCAACCGTATGTTACGTCTATGCTTGGTGCTGGGCAGGCTGAAGTATTTAATACTAACCCACAAGGACAAATTACTGGGGTTAATCCTTATAATGCCTTTGGTTCCTATAATCCTACAACTGGTGGGCAGTATGGGATGACACCTAGTGATCTTACTGCCGCACAATCATCCGTGGCTGGGTTTACTCCATTACAAAATCAAGCATTTACTGGCGCATCTAATTTACAAACCCCCGGGCAGTTTGGACAGGCTACTAACTTTGCAGGGGCGTCAGGTTTAGGTAGTTTAGGTACAGCACAACAAGCTGCACAAACAGGGCAAAATTATCAATCAATGGCAACAAACCCCGGCACTGTTGGCGCTTACATGAATCCTTATGTACAGCAATCGTTAGCGCCTCAACTACAACTTTTAGGGCAACAAACAGGTATTAATACAGCAGCAGAGCAAGCTGCAGCAACATCTCAAGGTGCGTTTGGTGGGTCTCGTGAAGCACTAGCTAATGCTCTTGCTCAACAACAAGGAAATCTAGCAGCACAACAAGCTATCGGTCAAGGTTATAACACTGCTTATAACACCGCGCAACAAAATATGTTAGCTGGACAACAGTTAGGATTACAAGGTCTTAACACCGCATTGGGTGGATACGGCCAATCAGGTCAGGCTGCAGGTACATTAGGAAACTTAGGCACATCACAACTTGCTGCTCAACAAGGTATTTTAGGTATGCAGAATACTTATGGTACTCAACAACAGCAACAGCAACAAAATATTATTAATCAAGCAATGCAGAACTACAGCACTGCTATGAATTACCCAATGACACAGCTTTCTAACCTGAAGAATTTAATCGCTGGTATTCCAGTTAGCAACGTGACAACTACACAACAACAGGCTGCTCCAAGTCCGACATCAGCTCTTGCAGGTCTTGGTACAGCGGGTATTGCAGGGCTTGGTTTATACAATGCTTCACAACCATCTGCAAAAACTACAACAGCGCCTGCTTAAGGAGTTAACATGATTGGCGATCTTTTAAGTACTTTAGCTAACTCAAATAAACTTAGCATAGAACAATTACAACAAGCTGTGCAGGATGGGACTGTACCAAGTTATATCGGTATCCCTATGATTAGTCAAAAAGTACAGCAACGCCAACAAGCTATGAGTTTGTTGCAAGGTATGCAACAACAAGGGCAACCTCCTATTGGTCAACAAATAATGGACCAAGCAAGTCAAATTACCCATGGTGGTATGCCACAACAACCACCTATGGCTCCCCCTCAACAAATGCCACAACAACCACCTATGGCTGCCCCACAACAACCTCAAGGTATTGATGCTGCTCCTACTAATTTACCCCAACAAGGGTACGCACCGGGGGGTATTGTTGCTTTTGCTGATGGGGGAAATTTACCTGAAGATGATCCTGAATATGATCCATCCAAAAGTGACCCTGCCGAAACAGGTGGAATGTCTAATGCAGATCGGTATTTACAAGCTAGCCTAAATGCACCTACAAGAAGTGGGCAGTACTTACAAACAATGTTATCGAATGACACAGGTGGTGATTCCGAAGGTACTAATGATACTGATTTTGATGAACTCGATGAAGGTAATAATCAGTCCTCTAGTGGTATGGGTATTGATACTTTAGGTGCACCCAAAGCAACAAGTTTATTAGGCGCTAACCATGTCTATGCAAGTAAAGCTATTGCCGCTGCTAACAAATATGGCTTACCCCCAGCATTAGGTTTAATGATTCTTCACAACGAAACCGGTGGTATGAAGGATCCTGCTAATGCAGTATCTAAAGCCGGTGCTATCGGCCCTATGCAGATTATGCCTGCAACAGGAAGAGATTTAGGTATTAAAGATTTGCACGATGTTAATCAAAATATTGATGGTGGTATGCGTTATGCTGCTATGTTATACCATCGCTATGGTGGCAACCCTCAACTAACTCTTGCTGCTTATAATGCTGGACCCGGCCGTGTTGATCAATACCTACAGTCAGGTCAGGGATTACCTCAAGAAACAAACCAATATTTATCTAAAGCCGGAATGAAAAAAGGTGGTAAGGTTAAAAAGTTTAGTGGTGCAGATGGTAAAAGCAAAGTGGATAGTGGAGAAGATATACCAATAGAACAAACACAAATAGAAACAGCTCCTCTTTCGAATGCTCTTACCCCATCTGTTTCTAGTTTATATAATCTAGTTACTGATTTTGGGCCTTTAGGTAGTAAACTTAGAGCACAAGCTGGTGTTCCTACTCCTACTACTTTAGCTTCTCCTGATCCAACCTTAAACATGGGTGATGCTGGTTCTATTCCGCAAGACCAATTACAAGCTTGGGCAGATGCGATGAATACTTCTACTGCTCCAGCAGGCACTCCTCCAGCAGGTGGTGCTCCTAATGTAACGCCACCTACATCGCCACAACAACCTGCTACTCCGCAGTCGCCTATAGAGCAGTATTTACTGAAGTCTTTACAGGAAAATGATCCCGGCGGTTGGACAAGTTGGCAAAAACAAAACATTCTTAGCAATCAAGCTGAACTTGATCAGCAGAAAAAACTTGACCCATGGCTATCATTATTAAGCGGATCTCTTGGTGTTATGGGTGGTACATCTCCTTTTGCCGCAGCAAATATTGGTAAAGGTGCACAAGAAGGAATAGGCACTTACGCTGGGTTAAGGAAAATGGAAGCCGCACAAGATCAAGGTATTACAAGCGCTATTGCTATGGGCGCACGTGCTCAACTATATGATCAAGAACGTAAAGGCCGTATAGCTGATATGTTGTTAAATCAACAAATGCTAAATCAAAATCGCCAAGCTCAATTAGGTTTAGGGCAACAACGTATTGATGTTTTAGGCGGTCGAGTCGCTACAGCTCAACAAGCTAATCAGTTAAAACTACAACAATTATGGGAATCTAATCCTTTTGGATCCGCAGCTATTCGTCAATATCAAACAGATATGAAAGCTGCAGGAAACGACCCAATGCAACAACAAGCTGCGTATAATAAATACCTAACTGCTTACGGTAACTATTTAAAAATGAATTCAAATTTAAGTGGGGCTAAAGCTACTAATTATCCTAGTTACGACAGTCTTAAATAAAAAATTGAGGTATCGGTAATGCTTATCAATTTACCAAAGTTAGGTCCAGTCGATTTTGATGACTCCCTTACCCCTGAACAATTTCATTCTCAATTAGAACATTTAGCAACTAAATATGACTTTGATATTCCTGTTTCTGATGAAACCCATTCCCTATGGAGTGCAGCTAAGTCTGGTGTAAAAGAGTTTGGTGGTTCTGCTGAGCAAGCCTTTGGGCATATATTTAATTTACCCGGGGTTGAAGAATCAGGTAAAAAATTAGTATCTGACTCGCAACAAGAATATCAGCCTTATTCTGATAAAGAACTAACTAGTTTAGAAAAACAGGGCCTTGGTTCATGGCTTGGTGCTGAAGCTAAAAATGTAGCGGGTGAAACTCTACAAGGGCTTGGTCGTTACGCAGTCCCCACTATTGCAGGTGGTATAGGATCTTTGGCTGCGGGTCCGATTGGAGGTGTAGCAGCTTTCGGTGCAACAGATTTTGCTGCTAATCTTGGTGAAAACATAAACTACCAACAACAGGCTAACCCTAACCAAGATGTTAATACAGGGCAAGCAGCTGCCGCCGCTTTAGGGCAAACGGTTTTAGATCGTGTTGGTATTCCATTTTTACATGTATTACCTAAAAGTATCCGTGAAAAGTTTGGTACAGATGTAGCAGGATTAGCATCAAAAATTGAATCCGGTGATATAAAACCTGAAGATGCCATTAACCAATTAGGTAGTAAATTTGGCCCATATTTAAAAAGCGTTGCCTCTAACTATACTGGTCTTGTTGGTATGGGTGTTGGTGATGAAGCTTTACGCCGTGCACAGGCAGGGCAAAATGTTACTAGCCCTGATGCATTACAGGCATATAAAGATCAATTAGTTGGTGCCGCTGCTCCCGCTGCTTTATTTGGTGGTATAGGTGGGTACTTTGGTGCACGAAACTTAGAGCGTAACAGAGATCTTTTGCGTAATGTTGCAGTGCCTGATTTACAAGATCAAACTGCAGCAGCTCCACCTCCACCAGCTCTACAAGATCAAACTGCAGCAGCTCCACCTCCACCACCTCAAACTAATGTATCACCACCCGTTCGTCCCGGCGAAGGTCCAACCCAGCTCAACATACCATTCACACCAGAAGATGTTAGTGGAGTTGCCGGTGCCCAACGAGCTTATGATCAGCAATTAGTGGCTGATAGAATCAAACAAGAAATGTTGCAAAAGCAACAACCCGCGCCTTTAACCCCAGAACCTATTAAGGGAACACAAGGACAGTTAGATTTAGGTACACCACCTACACAAGGTGAGTTAGATTTCAATGCACCTGCTGCTCCAACTACTGCACCTGTTAATACTGTATTAACACCCGATGCATTAAAAGCAACAGGACTTAAACCACAATCGGCTTTCTTCAAACAACTTGTTAATAAAGACTTAGCCAACCCTGACCATGTGCAAGATGTCGCAGATATATTGGCTAATGTACGTCAGAATGATCGTCTAGCGCAATCGACTAAAGACTCAGTGCATCAACTAGCAGGGCAGTTATTTAATGCTGCTGCTACTCAAGGCGAAATGTTTGGGCCTCGTGGAGGCGTTTTAAAAGGAGCAGAGAGTGGAAAACTTCGAGCTAAACCTGACACTGGAACAAGTGGAGACGGCGTTCAAGTATCTAGCGGGACCGAGCCATCAGGAACTACCAACACAACTGGAGAACCTACAACAGGGGGATTGGGAAGTACTGCAGAGCCTACTACTCAGCTTGGAGCAGGAGAAACAACAGAGCCAAGTACATTAACTAAACCTACTACACCACCAACAGAGCCAAGTACATTAACTACCCCCCCTGCTGAAGCCCAACCTACTACGCCACCAACAGAGCCACTTAAGTCTCAAGCTGAAGTTGTTGAAGACCATAAGCAAAACCTAAGTGATTTACAGTCTAATGCCAACGACTTACTTAATAATCGTCTTGGTGATGCTTTAGAAACAGTAGGAGATGAACGTCCTGAACCTACCGATCTAAGTGATACACCTGAAGCTAAACAGTTACATCTTGCATCTTTATTGAATGACTATATTACTCGTGAAGCTAACCGTGGGTACTTAGACGAAAATACTCTGAATGCCCAACAAGCTGAAACTGAGAAAGCAATTTTATCTCATGGCGATAATGGTCAGATGGCTCTTGATTTTGTTAAAGAGAATCCACAGCTTGCTCGTACAGCAATTAGGGAAATGCAGCAAGATGCATTAAGAAGTTTTGATAGCCGTGTAATTAGCCCAGAAGTAGGTGGCCGTGCACCTGTTAAAAAGACTGAAATTAAATTCTCAGAGACCCAGCCCGGCACAGTCGAAACTAATACATCTAATGCAGATGAAGTAAACAAAGTTATTAACGACGTATTCCAATCGCCTGAACGCGCCAATAAGAAAATAGTTGTTCATGCAACGGAAGCTGATGCACGTCGAGCCGTACCAGAAGCATTTGAGGGTAAAACCCCCGGTGCTGTAAGAGCCTTTACTAAAGATGGTAAGGTTCACATGATCGCTGAGAATATACCCAAAGGACGAGAGTTAGGCGTTCTTATGCATGAACTTGGTGTGCATGAGGGTATGGAGAAGATGGTCGGCAAAGAAAACATGAACTGGTTAACCGACCGAATTGATGAATGGGCTAAGCGTAAAGACAATTCTTTAGAAGCTAGAATCGCCCGCCGTGCTATTGAGCGTGCTCGTCATGCTAACCCAGAACATGCACAAGAAGAAAAGTTAGCATACTTTGTTGAAGAAGCTATTAATGAGGGTGTTAATCCGACTGGTTTAAATAAAGGTCCTGTTGGTAATTGGTTCCGTCGTATGGTTGCAGGTTTAAAAATCGCCTTGCGTAAATTAGGATTTAAATCAGAAAAACTTAACGCACAGCATATTGTTGATCTTGCTCATGGTGCAGCGCACTTAGATCTTGAGGGTAACTTCCACGGCACAGCAGCCGACTTTAGAAAGTTTAAACAAGAATATATGGGTAGTGGTGAAGGTGCACAAGCATTTGGATGGGGGCACTATTTTGCAGAGCGTCGTGGTATTGCTAGGGATTATAGAAAAGCAGATGTAGAAAGAAAAACAAAAATAGGTACGTCATATACATTAGATCCTACTATTAAGCTTCCTTTAAATGTAAAACAAATCCTTCATTCAATACTTAATAAATATGAATTTTTAAGTCCGGATTTAGACGCTCTAGTTAAGGACAAGGAATATCTTGTTTTTCATTACAAAAAAAAGTTAGATATATTATCTAATAAACCATATAGCAATGATGAGAAGAAAGAAAAATTAGAAGGTAGTTTAAACTATGCTAAGACGCAGTTAGAAGTTTTTTCTTATTTACACAATTTAGAGCAACAAGGTAAATTACGTTTCATTCCAGAAAAAAGTGAACCTAAAGGTTCGTTGATGCGCGTTGTGCATGATGTACGTCCCCACGAATGGTTAGATTTAAATAAGCCGCTTAGTGAACAAAGCGAGTATGTACAACAAAGATTAAAACATCTTGAAGAAATAGCTGACAGAGCTGAGGCTGATCTTACTGGAGGAACACATAATCTTTGGGATAGTAGTATGTCGGGAGGAGAAATTTATAAATTAATACAAAACTTAAAAACACACGATTATCTACCCTCTTTTCCTGAAGAATATAAAAGATATGTAAGTGATGATGAATATGCATCTAAATACTTAAATTCATTAGGTATTAAGGGTAATAAGTTTCTTGATCAGCCAAGTAGAGAAATACAAAAAAATATAAAGCTGTTAGAAGAAATGAAACAAGTAGAAGAAGAAGATAAAACCAATAGGCCCACAGCTAATGGGGAGATGTCTCAAAAAGCTAGACAAAGATTAATAGATTCGTTAACACAAGAAATTAACGAGCTTAAAAATAAATTAAAACATAACTATGTAGTATTTGATGATAAGAATATTCATCGTATTGCTACTAGTTTAGGTGCAAAAGAGTCTGAGATTAAGTTCTCCGAAGCACATCCAGTAGATGATTTAAACTCTAGTGACCCAGAGCGTATAAGCCAAGGGTTTAGTAAAGTCGGCGATGCAGTAAATAGTTTACCTGCGTTTGTAGGCGACAAAGTAGAAGGACTTAAGAATGCTATATCTAATGTGCAGAATGGTGGACTAAAAAGAACGTTCTTTAAGACACAACGTCTTGAGATGTTAAACCATATGTACCCTGATTTTGGAGTTAAAGAAACAGGCACTAAATTACTTAAGTCTTTACAAGACCTATTATCAGGACGTCAAGGTGCAATAGATAACCATATTACTGAAGCTGATAAGATATTTACTCGTGCTAGACAGATAGCAAAAGTTAACCCTAATGCTATGAAGACGCTAGACAAACTTGCTATTGATGCTCGTCTTGCTGAAGTTGACTTACTTAACCCTAAAGAAAGTGAGGGTGCGTGGAATGATCGTCGTAAGAAAGCACAAATTGTAGACGAAAGCACCTATCAAGATTACTCCAACGAATACGATCGTCTAAGCAAAATATGGAATAACAAGTCTTTACTTCCTGACTACGTCAAACGCAGTTATACAGAAATGCGTGCTTACTATGACAAAGTACTTACTGACTTTCAAAATAGCTTATTTGGTGATGGTGGTGCGTTAACTTCCGGTGCTAAAGCTAAATTACTCGGACAGTTTGAGGCTATGCGTAATGGGGTAAAAGGTTATATTCCCTTAATGCGTTTTGGTGATTGGGTAGTTAAATACATTAACCCTGAAACAGGTGAGCCTATGGCTTCCCAGTTCGAATCCTTTAGAGAGCGTCAGCGTTTTGTTGATACGCAGTTAAAAGGTGTTGAGGGTGTGCAGTTACTAAAGCGTGTACAAGACCTTAAATACTCACCGAGTGAGGTGCCTCCTACTTCTTTTATTGGCAAGATCATTACTGACCTAGCTAAAAATGGTGCACCACCTGAAGTGCTTGATTCGGTATATCAAAACTACTTACTTACATTCCCTGTCGGGTCTATTAAAAAACGCTTCTTACATGCTAAACGAGTAGGTGGTGTTGATCCGTTAGGTAAAGGTGATTATCTTGTCAAAACATTTGGTCAGGTAGCGCCTCAGTGGGGCCGCCGTATTGCCAACAGTATCTACGCACCTAAACTTGCTAATGTGTTTGCACAGGTTAAACACGTGGGGGAAACTACATCTGATCCTACAACTTCTGATTTGGCGCAACATGTTTTAGGTCAGGCTAAGTTCCAGTACGATCCAACCTACGGGCCTTGGGTGCATAATGCTACTGCAATGAGTTACTTTGAATATATTGCTGGAAATATATCTTCCGCTTTTGTTCACTTTATGCACGTGCCATTAACTGTATTGCCAACCCTTGGTGCTGAGCATACTTATGGCGGGGCAAGTAAAGCATTATCTAACGCGTTCAAAGTTGTTAACAAAGGATTAGAGAACAACCCTAAATATGCTGTGCTGTATCAGATGTTAAAAGACAGAGCACAGATCGACCATACAACTCAGCGTGAGATATTACAGAATAGAAACGCGCCTTTAGATACGCTACACGGTGTATTCGGCAATGTTTCAAATCTTTTGTCTTTACCTTTTGCTGTGTCTGAAAAGTACACTCGCCGATTAACTGCTGTTGCTGCTTATGACTTAGCAAGAGAAAAAGGCATGTCCCCCGAAGCTGCTGCTGATTATGCAACAGACATAGTTATGCGCACTCAGACTTCCGGTATCGCAGCGATGGCACCAACTATTATGCAGCATCCATTTGGGCGTATGTTCTTAACCTTTAAGAACTTTGTATGGAACACATCTTCTATGTTTGCCCGGGCTGTATATGAGTCTATTAAACATGAAGATCCTGAGACACAACGTATTGCACGTCGTCAAGCCGTAGGTATGTTGTTTATGGCAACTGCATTAGCTGGTGCTAAAGGTCTACCTTTCTATGGCGCAGCCGAAACAACCGCTAATATGATTAATGCATTATTAGGTGATGGCTCACCCTATGACTTTAATGAAGAAATGAAAAAACACTTTGGTGAGTTATTTTCTAAAGGACCGTTTAATTATTTCTTAAATGCTGATTTAGCTGATCGTATCGGTTATGGACAAGATATCTTATTCCGTGACGATCCTCGCATGATTTCGCAGGATGGATATGTATTGTGGGCAATGCGTAATATGTTTGGTCCGTTAGGTAGTTACGCAGCCAATGCAGAGCAAGCTATAAGTGAGTTTAACCAAGGGCATATAGAGCGTGGTATTGAGGGGTTACTACCTAACTTTATGCGTAACGCCATGAAAGGATATCGCTATGTAACTCAAGGTGCTACTACTATAGATGGTATACCTATTCAACAAGATATCGGTGCTTATAACGGGTTAATGCAAGCCATTGGTTTCGCCCCCGCAGATGTAGCAAGTAAGATGGAAACTAAAGCCGCCGTTGATCTTTATCAGAAACAAGTTGAGCGTGACCGTACTAATATCGTAAGACTTTATGTTATGGGTGCTACAACAGGGGATGATAGCGCAGTTGAGATGGCTATGAGTCGTATGGATAAATTTAACGATGCTCACCCTGACTATGCACTAAATGGTGGAGTATTATCTAAAGCCTTAAAAGCACATAATAAAGCTCTTAATGATTCCATTAATGGTATTCAGTTTAACAAGCACTTAATTAATGAAGTAAATGATAAGTTTAATGTGGAATAAAAAAGCCCCCTACCGAAGTAGGGGGAACAATGGACATTAACAAAGGAGAATATTACACAACACCAAGACAAAATGGAGAATGAACTGTGGTGTTAAAAGCAGTATACTACAGAATCCGCCAAAATCGCATACCTAAATACCCATTTTCAATTCGTTGCATACCGTCTAACGTAATCCCATAACGTCTCGCTATTATTTGCATTTGTTTGTTAAGGTTTATCATGTCAATAGCAGGGATAAAAAGAGACATACCAACCTCAAATTTACCCCAATTTATTGCAAATACTACACCATCAGGGCATACATGATCAGGATTCAGCGCCGTCGACTTTATTGACGTGCTCACCCGCCGCTTTAATTTCGGCTTCAAGTTCGTCATCTAAAAAGCCTCCACAGTTAATGTGCAATACTGGCACTGCAGGTAAATTCATTTTGGTGCCTTTACCCATACGCTTCTTAGCTATTTTAGCTTGCGATCTACCTTTTTTAAGTGCTTCAATTAAACCGTTATAGTTAATCTGTCGCTCAATACACCAATGCTTTAATGGTGCGGGGTAAATGTAAAGCATCTTAACATCGTACTCATGGCGAATAACAAACTGCGCTCTGGGTTGTGCATCTGGAAGTATTAGTGTTTCAGTTAAGTCTTGCTTACCACGATTATCTTCAGTGCTTTTAATACGTAGTATGTTGTTATGGTTTTCTGCTATGAAGTTAACAAGTGTTGTCTCAGCATCATTATGTAGCTCATATGATCGGTCAGTTGCAATCTTAACTACTCTTTTAATATGCGCTACTAAATTGCGTACGTTGTAATTAAAAAAACCTAACCGGTTGCCGACGATTACGCCCATGACGGCGTTCGTTACTATAAGTGACTGGTATCGGTTTTGTGGGCCGAAATCAAGCACCTTGTCCAAACTCTGACGGACAGTTTTATATTCGTCTTTAAGTTTAGGAATATTATTAATAACGTAGGTTAACAAGTCATACCATGCGTGTCCGTAGTTCTGTTTAATTAACTCAACCAATTCATCGGTCTTAGTCTTATCAAGATTAGGAACTGGGAATACTTCAACTTGCAATATCCGCAATGCCTCTGCTTTCGGCATAGCTTTAAACATACTCATCTTTTCAATAACGTCAGCGTTACCGGTAGTTAAAACGCTTAGTGCCCACTCTAACCCACGATAGCGTTCTTGGTTTGATGATGCTGACATACGACTTCTTTGCGTACCCATTGGAACTGAGTAAGTAAAATCGCTCAAGTCTTTACCGGTCATATTCGTTAACTCATCAACTAATGCACCAATGTTGCAGTACAACTCTAACCGATTCATTTTAGATGCAGTGGTATCGCGTTCTTTTAACATTAACTGCATAGGATCACCAAACGCTGCTAAGGCAGCAAGTCCTGCTGTTGTTTTACCTAGTCCACCGTCTTCACTGTATAGATGCAAGATAGCACCGTTAAATGGTGTGAACTTAGTAAAGATAGATCCTAGTAAATAACCAATAGCCATCTGATGTGTTTCCATACCGGGCTGTTCAAAGAAACTCATCGCTTCTTTCCATTTCTCGTACGTGCCTTTTGGTTCAAATGCTGTAAACAATCCCGCGGTAGAACTTGTTGGTGGATTATATTCGACCCTATCTGCAAAGACTTCTTTATCGCCTAATACAAATGATTCAAAATTATTACCCACCCAACCAAATTGTCTTTTGGCTACATCTGATTTTATTTTATGTTGCATATCCATTACCCATGTATTTAAGTAGTATTGAATGTCCTCAAACTTCATAAGAGTTACACCGTTTGACCCAAGGTATTTGCGTACCTCGTCTTTAGAACTTACCGATGCAAACGGCATAGTAAATTCTCTTACCCCATCTTTTGGTAAATGCAGTCTGATTACTATTGACTCACCAAACTCAGGGTCGTGTAACCTACGTGAAACGTATAGGTCATGTTGGTAAATAAGTACTTCTTGATCTTCACCATCTTTATTAATAATCCGTTTAAATATCCCACCCTGCTTACCACGAAAATAAGGTGCGGGGTATTCTGGAATCACATATATCTGTGATATACCACTTGGCATATTAATAGGTGTATCTTCAATTACATTGTCTTCTTCTGTTGCTTCAAGTACTTCACGTCCTAACACAATAGGAGATTTAATTATTCCTTTATTGCCACAACCATCACATCCTTTAGGATTAAACTCCTCGAACTTAGCACAGGTATACGGGCCACCTTTAATACCGTACACTTTTCGTTCTGTTTCATTGGGGTCGTATTCTGGATGTCTACATGAAATCTTATGTATAGCTATATCAGCATCGACACAAAATTTAGCAATAGACAAACCCGCCCGCCACATTGGTTCCGACATTGTTTCTTGGTTCTCAATAACATACTTAATCTGTTGGCATCCTGAGCCTTTAAGTGTCTTATCAAGTATTGTCTTGAATCTATTGGTGTAATTACCTAGCAATGCTTTCGTTACTTCATCCATTTCCCTTGGCGGGATAAATGACTTTCGTGCTTTTACTGGTTCACCTATAATATCTTTCAGTGTGTTGTATGACTTAGGTTGTGCAGGAACACCAATCAATTCAACTGGGCGTGGGGTATCCTGTTTAAGGTTTAACGTTCCGGGAATACGTAATATCCGTGCCGGATCCGCTGTCACTGAAGGGTCTGCAAACAAGCCATGCACATCACATAAGTATTTAAGTTTATCAGCTAGTGGTTGCCATGTTTCACGTGAAACAGGTTCATCTAAAGTCCAATAAACGTGCACACCCCCGCCTGAATTAACAAGCGTTGGTTTAGGTAATTTTGTTGCTATACAAAATTCTTTTAATGCATTGATAGCTTCTTGTTGATTGGTATACGGTTTCCCTTCACCACAATCTAAGTCCAAGTATAAAGATTTTAAATGGTTAACATTAACAGCTTTTCTTGATTTACCATCTACAAAAGTTGCTAGCGCATAGTAGGCGTTATATCCCTCTTTAACTAATGATTCCGCAGCGGATACAACATTTTCTATTGTCTTATAAAATTTTTGGATTGGCCTGTCGGCTTCTGTCTTTAACCCTACTACGCAATAAAACCCTTCCTGTCCAAGGACTTGTTCTAAAAATTTATTATTGTCCATTCTCCACCCAAAGCGTAGGGTGGGGTTACTTACAGACTATTGTTTACAATCATATAACTAACAAATAGGATACAGGCTATTTAAAGTCGCCGAGCCGACTCGTCTGTGTTCACCCCGAAGTTATATTTTATACATCATCCCATTCGTTTACCAAGTCACCAAGACTAGATTCTTGCACTACAGGTGCCGGTTTCTTGGTTGCTACTTTTTTGGGTTGTTCAACTTCTGGTTCGGACTCTTCAACTTCCTCTGCTTGTGGTTCTGGTTCAGCAACTTTAGGTTTAGCTATAGCGTTCTTAGCTTTTGGTTGAGCCTGTTCAAACTCTTCATTGTGTGTTTTCACATTGTCAGTCTGAGCCACAGTCATAGTGATTGCTTTAATCGCATCATCACTCTTCATAAGACGTTGTACTGTCTCATACTCTTCGCTAGTAACTGGACGTACAGGTTTAAAGGTTACTTTCGGCGTAGCACTGCTTGTATCAAAACGCATCTCAGTTACAACACCAATGATAGGCACACCGTTGTTCTGCAAGAACTTAGCATATGCGTTCAATGGCATTTTGTTTTTCTCACCATCACCAAAGATAGACTTGGCGGGTAATACTAATTGATATACGTTCTCGTTTTCATCACCCTCAATAATTACTGCTAAACGGCGTTGATGTCTACAAGCACGACTATTCTCTTGCCCACTACCTTTAATATTCTGTGGGCAGTTTAAACAAGTTAATGATTGTTTCTTTTCTGCTGACTCATCTGGACGTTGCCCATCTGCTGACCAACATGCGGGACTTAATACTTCACCCTCTGTATAGGTCTTGTCATAGTAAGTACGTGATACATGTGGCGCAGCATTAATAATAATGATGTTCATAGCACGTTCTTCTGATAAACGTACTTCTTCACCACCAACTAACTCACGGAATACACCACCTTTGATACTAATACGGCGCATGCCACCGCCTGTACCGCCCGCTAATGAAGATGTAACTGGATCTACTGCATCCTTAAGATAGGCGGGTAAACCACCTTTAAAAATTGCTATATCGTTACTCATTGTAAATTCTCCTTAAATGTCATCGTCTGGGTTAAAGTTCATTTCTAATTGTGTACCTTCGGGTAACGGAATACCGTCTGTACTTTCATCTCCACCAAGCTTACGCAGTGCTGACTCAACTTCACTTATCTTAAACCGATATACACCACCGATTTTTAAAGACGGTACTAAGTTTTGCCTAATCCACATACGCACAGTTGAGACTGATACAGAGAAATAGTCCGCTACACCCTCTATTGGTACAAAGGGTTCGTCAGTCATTTTTGCTCCTTTTTATTGTTACTGAATACTCCATACTTGAATTAAGCCCGGGAGGTAGTACCTCTGGGTTCTCTTCAAGATAAGCCTTGATGTTGCCTTGGTTTAAACGCTTTTCTAATAACTGTGGCATGTTATTGTCCACAATAAACTTGTGCATTGCATCCCAATCATTTGTCGAATAAGTCGTGCGTACAGTACGGTAGACTAACCCCGATGATGTACGGATACTTTCGGCATTGAGGGATTTCATGTGCTCAAGGATAGCGAATTTCACTTGGTTCATATCAGCCTCAATACCTTTTATCTGGGCCTCAAGTTCCTTAGAGATTTCCGCTTTTTTGTCCCGCATCTTGATATAGACACGAGTCAGTTTTTCGAGGGAAATATCCCCCATTGCTTCATTATCAGCCATAATATTCTCCTTAATATGTCGTAGCAGTACCTATTGGTTTTCTTGCTACATGTCCATTACAATACTATCAAAGTTTATTTTAGTCAAGCAAATTCTTGTAAAGATCAACTAATTTTTCGTGGTCATTTATTTTATTATCTAACATGTTATAGAGTCTATTCTCAACTTGTGACCCCTGCAGTCTGACCACTGTGACTGGATGTTTCTGACCCGCTCTATGCGCCCTTGCATTAGCTTGCGCATATATTTCTAAACTGGACGTAGGACCCCACCAAACGATTGTATCGGCAGCGGTGAGTGTTACCCCATGCGCCGCAGCTTGTGGTTGTATAACCAATATACGAGGGTCTGGCGTTGTCTGAAACCGACTAAATATCTCTGCCCTTTTAGACGCTGATATCTGACCATTTATTATCTCTGTTGAGAAACCATCACTAACTAATTTACTAGAAAGAATTTCAATCGTATTCCTAAACGGAACAAAAATCAAAACCTTTTGCTGAGTTTCGTCTATGACTTCACGCAACACTTTGTATCTATTAGATATATCAAATTCTAATGTTTCACCTGAATCAGAATATACTGCACCGCACGATAACTGCAGTAACTTATTAATAGCTACTCCCGCGTTTACAGCCGTAATCTGCTCACCTGATGCTTCCATAATCAAGCGGTTCTTAAACAAGGTATAGTATTTTTTCTGTTGTGGTGTTAGTTCAACTTTCCGGGTGACGTACGTCATGTCAGGCAAATCAAGACATTCATCCTTGGTATAACGTATTGCAGGCTGAAGTGCCTCATGCACTATATGTCGTGCGTTCTCTCTGGGCATCCACTTAAATTTACTAACCTGTGTCATCACCATATCTCTAAACGCACCACGAAATTTGGGCACACCTGTTGGATTAACTAACTTAGCTAAACCATATGCATCCATAGGCGACTGCGCTGCCGGTGTTCCCGTCATCATCCACAACCAAGTATCAGGCTTTAATATCTTATTAAGCGTTTTCCATCTGGTAGTCTGGTTATTCTTATATGCATTAGCTTCGTCGATAATAATTAAATCGAACCCCGCGTCTGCAATAATATCTTGTACGATCTCAACCCCATCATAGTTAATAATGACGTACTCTGACTGTGAGTTAATTACTGCTTCTCGCTTTTCTTTTTTGCCGTGAGCAATATCCACGGTGCGGTGCATAGCAAAACGGAATAAGTCTGCTCGCCATGCCGAGTCCATAATCGACAACGGGCATATCACAAGTACACGCTTAATTCGCCCAAGTTTCAGTAAGTAGTCTGACGCCCATATAGCTGATGCAGTTTTACCTGTACCTTGTTCATTCAAACAAAAAGCTCTTCTGTTCAAAGTAAGAAAAGACGCTGTAACACGTTGGTGTGCAAATGGTTGATGCACTCCGGGCCAGCTATAATCTTTATATATTGGTGATGGTACATCTCGTATCTTTAAGTTCTTGAGAACCTGAGCTTCATCTAAAGACCATTTTACTAGTACTCTATTGTCACCAATGTCTTTACTATTAGGTATAACTGTCGTAACCCTCTGTGGGTTTTTTAATCTAAGCAGTAGGGCTTTATTCTCTATTATCTCCATTACTTCTTCTTTTTATGTCCGTTCCTAGCACGGTTGACGCTCGGTGATACAAGGCGGATACCGTCTTTATTCGAGCCACCTTTGCTAAGCATTTTTATATGGTCAATGTCTTTACCTTTACGGTCGACACCCTCTTTATCTAACTTACGTCTTGCACGTTGGCGTTCCATACGTGCCGGTAATTCACCTCTTTCTTTCTGTTGCTTGTACTCTTTCTTGTAGGGTCTGGGCTTGTTCACATAAGGCATGGTCGTCTCCTGAGTAACGTTACCTTATTATACCCATACTCCCTTTTAATTGTTCTCTCACTTCGTTTTCAATCATAGTGTTTAATTGATACTGAAAGTTACTCATCGAAAATAGCATAGTAGATAAGTTTTCTCTGATTGTTTCTAATATCAAATACCTAATATCGGGTTCACGTAAGTGGGATTTAAGTATTGAGCCAAACCGTATACGTGCGTTATATATTGGGTCACTACTTGATAGTGACGGTTTTTCATTCTCATACAATAACAACTCCACTAATACAGTCATTACTCTCTCATTAATGTCGTGATGTAGCATCAAGGCTACATCTGCTGCGTCTTCATTTTTGTCCATTATGCTTCCTCTTCACACATCCAATGGCTTGGTTTAAAACAAAGTCCGCCAAGCAAAATAGCCAATGCAAACCACCAACCACTATGATTAAGCACAAATACCGCGTAGCCAGTCCCGCCAAACAACATTCCCTCCCAAAAGATAATGTAGATTAAATAGGTTAAATATCTCATTATTTATTCTCTTTTGGTTCAAACCACTTACCCTCATAGCCACACCGATGCGTCTCTTTAATATCACGCAAGGTAGCTAATTCCCAACACTCAGGTGCTCCAGTTATACGACTATATAGTTGTGGGTGTGCACAAACAAACTCAGTAACTTTACGTTGACCGAATAGTGTGGTTCGAGTAATAACTTCTTTACAGTGTTTACAGTCATGGCATGCACGAATTTCCATTATTTACTCCACTCTCTAATCAATAAAATAATAAAGATAACTGCTGTTATATATTTAGCGAAGTGTATAAATGACTCCATTATGCAACCTTACTTGCTTTAATAACTGATCTAGCAAAAGCATACATTACTTCTTTAGCATCTAAACTTGATTGGTTAAGAGTCAACATATTTGTATAACCATCTTGAATACACTCTTGCCAAATTTTATGTATTTCCTCGTCAGTTAATTCCACGTATTTTTTCTCTAACTCAGCAACTCTTTCTTTTAAAGCATTTACTTCATAGTTAAGCATATTTAATGTTGGTTCAACGAGTTCAAATAGCTTTGAGATAATTTCTTTATTTACATCTTTTAGTGTTAGTGAGTCTTTTTTAAACATTATTCTTCCTCCGCTGGTGGGGTTATTGGTGTCCATAATTTATAATCGTCTATTGGTTTACTACCATCGCTAGTGGACCATTCAAAATAATCTTGATAATCATATTTTTCTAGATAAGCTATTTCTGGAGCTTTATACTTTTCGTCCCATACTATTACCCAATCAGTAAATTCAGGTAATCTCTCACTTGTCTTAATCCATTCCATTATTTATTCTCCTCTGCTGGTTTAGCGTATTTATAACCTGTAACCCCAGACTGAGTCCAAGATGTTCTTCCGTAAGCAAAAGTATAAAAAAGCCCATCTTTAAAGTGAGAAAAATATCCTTTATGCCAGCGTTCCCCATCAATGCTAAGTAATAGCTTTTTATCTACTTCCCATGATTTTGCTGGGTGCAGTTCTTCTTTACTTTTTAATTCTGCAATCTCTTTTTCTAACTTAGTTACTCGATCAATTAAGCCCGTTAAAATTCCACTTATAAAATGTTGTTCATAAGCTGTTGCTGTTGGTGTTGGTGTTGGTGTCATAATTTTCTCCTAGTTTTGTCCGTTGTGTGGGCACTCAAGTACTAAACAGTGTTTTCGGCATAGTCCGCTTGGTCGTGGGTTCCATACGTCATTAGCGAACGCACTCTTTAATTTGTTATAGCTTGTCATCCATTTAAGCCATAATTTATCTTCATGTTCTATATTGTATTTAGATGTTAAAAAACTCTTGCTAATTACAAATAGCAGTCCACCTTTGACGACTTTAACTTGTGGAAAGTGCTTGAATATCGCAAGTGCAGTTAACTCTAACTGTGCATGGTCAGCGTACTTGTCTGACTTACCTGTCTTGTAATCTACATAACGTGCTTCTTCGCCATTGATAATAAGTAAGTCGGCAATACCACGCCACCAAACGTTGTCAGCCATAAACGCACAAGGCTCAAGGTTTTCAGTTAAACCCATCTCATATTCACACAACTTCTCACCTTGCAACTGCTTCAAGTTATCCAGCGCCTCTTTAACAAACGCAAACTGTTTTGGTAGGTTTTTACCGTCCCTAACATATTCCTCTGCACACTTATGAAACAACTTCCCGTAGGTAATCGCTTCAGTTTCTGGCTCCTTAACATCTTTGGCTACACGCAAGTGATAGTACTTACGAGGGCACTGCTCAAACAATTTAATACTTGAATATGACCATGTTGGATTCTTCATTCTTGTTCTCTCTTTATTTGACCAACCTTGAGCGCCGCACGATAACCACTTTCCCAACCTCTATCCCATACTCCCGCAAGGATAAAAGCCCACCATGTAAACGGTCGTTCATGTCCCGCACGTAAAACATTTATTAGATTATTAGCGTAGGTTTTAGTCCACACCAACTTTGCTCTGTATTTTGTATCTTGCTTAGCAGTCCCCATAGCTTTTCCCATAACCTGATTCACAATTAACAGGTAGACCTGTCGCCCAGTCTGGTACCCAACGCATACACTCCTCAACATATTTCTGTGCGTCAGCTACTTCGTCCTCACGAGCTAGACATGCAATAGCGTCGTGTACAGTTAATACCACGTCATACTTCTTAGCTATCTTAATCATCTGCTCACCGATAACGCATCGGGCAATCGCTTGGCAAACATTCTCAATAACTTTACCGCCGTAGATTTTATTCCAACCTGTGCGGGTCTTATATCTAAACTCAACGTAACCTGATTCGGCCTCATAACTATGCAGTGTGTCGTAACGTAGTAATAACCCACTTGGTAATTGTATGGCTCGTTCTTTAGGCACCAACTTCAATACACCCTCTCTACCTAATTCAGTAAAGTTCTCCTGTGCAAGTGCAAAGATCGCTGTATGTGCTTGTTTCCATAGTGCTGTTATCTGAGGATATGTTGCTCTGTATACGTTAATGATATGCCGCGATTCGTCCTCTGATATTTCTACACCAAACGTCTTAAGCTGTGCTCTGAACTTAACAGCCCCCATTCCGTATCCGCAGTTATGAACTATAATTGGCCCTACACTTGTCGCAACTGTGTATCTGTTCCTCGGCCCTGCGTAGGCGATGTCGTAAGTCATCAATTTCTTTTTGCATATCGGATACTCGTCGTTTGTTTCTAGCATTTTCTGAGCGAGTCGCAAATCGTAAATTATTGGGTTCATACCCTTTGTTGTTGTCGATTCTATCAAGGTCTCGTTCTGGGTCATCCCATCCAGTGAGTGAAATAAGGTAGCGTAAGAAGTCTGCACGATTGGTACGCCAAGGCTCGTATACGGTAATACCTCTACCCCCATATTGAGAATAGGTTTTACAAGTTTTTGTATGACAGCGTGATATGCAACTTGATATGCGGTTAAGCAACCGTTCACGATGTTCCCAATTTGGTACGATATCTGCATACCCCAAATACTTCTTACGAGTTTTGTTACTAGCGACCTTAGCACACGTATTGCATCTAGTAGTTTTTTTGGAGTTAAAGTTATGCCTATCAACTCGTCCTTCCCACCCACACGTGCATCGTACGGTAGGATGGTACCCTCTGTTATACCTAACCCATCCTGTAATGGTAAGTTCACCTTGTTTAAAGCCGATTGGAAAAGGGAACGGTTTGTAATTACCTCTTTCCATTCCCGCCATCCATGTTCCGTCAGGATTTCGTGATCCGCTGTGGCGTCTAACCCCCAAGCTGTTATCACTTCTTTTTCGCCTTGTGGTATTACTCCTTGATGTGTTACCCATTCTTTACCGTCCCATAACATATCCGTAGCTTGTACTTCTACGATACGCTTCCAACCTGAGTCAGTCAATACTTTTGTATCTTCTCCGAAACACCCAAGAATTGTTGTCTTACCAACGAACCGCTCGTCCTTAGTAATCTCTTCAACTGGTTTGTTATAAATAGCTGACGCCATAATCTTATAAACGTCTTCACCATTTTTAAATGCAGTAACTAAATCATCTTGTCCCGCTAACCATGCAAGCACACGTGCTTCGATCTGGCTTGAGTCTGAGTCAATAATCACATAACCCTCTGGTGCGATAATCGCTTTCTTAAGTTTCCCACCATTAGCGCCACGTGATGGCAAGTTTTGCAAATTCAAATTGTCTGAACCACCCCACCGTCCAGTGTGCGCAGCGTAATATTTCAAGGGAACTGGCATCAATCCACGATTAGCAATCCCAATAAATCGTTCTGTTCTGGTTTCTTCCAAGGTCGACTTGGTTCCAAGTCTGGCACTGACTAACGCTTGTATACGCTCGTCTTCATGGTTCGCCAACGCTTTAAACTCTTCATCATTCTTAGCTAACGCAAAGGTATCTTTTCCTGTGGCAGGACTGGTCTTCATTGGAGGTTCAACGCCATAACTTCTTAACAGTTCAGCAAACTTGGGATTGCTTGCTAAGTCTTCTTTTGATACGCCCGCATCAACCAGCAGTTTTTCTTTACGTTGTCTAACCTCCATAAGATGTTGCTCTAAGAGAGTCAGATCAAGGTCTAGTTTCGGCTCAACAAACATACGCAAAGTTAAATCGATTAACTTCATTTCTTTTTTAGGAAAGCCACGTTTAACCATCAGGTTAAACAACTTATAGGTTAACTCCACATCATTAACGCAGTAGTCACCATAACGACTTAATGCTTCTTCGTTAAAATCAAGTCTGTGTTTACCAAGTGCGTTTAATACCTCAGTACCTTTTTTACCAATGCCGTAACGCTCAGTTAACGCAGCGAGACTACCACCAACTTCAACACCATGTAACGCACGTGCCATACATAACGTATCTGCATATGCTTTCGGTTTAATGCCAAGTATTTGAGTCAGGATAAACCCATCAAACATTGTGTTGTGGGCAACGAGCATTGAGTCACTCCAAGGATATGTCTCAAGAAACTCCTTAAGTTCTTCGTGTGTACCACTAGCCCATGCGGTTTCTTCATCATTTAATTTAACTGCTAAACCAATGATCTCAAACTGATCGCCACGTATATACTCTTCGGTTGTCATTTTTGACAACGAGTATTGCTTATCGTAATAAGTCTCTATGTCTAATGTAATAAAATTCATTTTGTTATATCGTATGGTTCTGTTGGAATAATTACTGTGCCTAACGGCTGTTCTTTTTTATGTGGGTACACGTCATGCAATCTACCCTTTATTAATAATGCTTCTCGCTCTAGTGGTTTTTTTAATTTATCTACTAAGTTTGGATATAACACTTTTGCGAGAATTTTATTAAACATCATTTATTTAACACCTCATATAGTTTTTGTTTGTAGTGTTTGGCTTTCTCAAGGTCGGTTACTGCATCACCCTTGTGTCCCGCTCTCATGCTGTACTTAATAATATTGCCTTTTAAAAACCCGATAAATTCTTGCTCGGTTAATATGCACTCCATAACGTCCCATGGTTGCATTGGCATATCTTTATAATGTGAACCACCTACTTGTCTTTCATCTGCCTTACTCATATCTTTAAATACCTCTAATAATAAATTTGCCATACTAAACCTCACATTAAAGCTACGTCGTCGAAGGGTATGCTGGTGGCTTGTGTCTTAACACGTTTGTATGTCCAGCCCTCCCTGATCCGACATAAGTACTCAGCTTCTGCTTTGCTGAATACAACACGCATTAAGTCGTTTAGTTCGTCAAATACATTAAACTTAACTACGTGGTTTCCGTTTTTTAATAGCAACTATGCCACCCTCAGTCTCGTCCATAGCATCAATCATCTTGTCGGCAATAAACCAACAATCTTTAGCATCATCAGATTCTTCACCTCTGTGCCATGTCATTTTGAGCATAGCAAATGACGCAAACAAAACTCGTAATTCGGCTTTGTCCATTAATGCACCACGCCATCGTCTGGTTCATTTAGACCCTCTCTTTCTTTTAGTATTTCGATACCCGCTAATAATATTATTCTTTCTGCTTCATCTGTATCTGAACCAAGGGGTATGATCTTATATTTTGTATTATCGCCTAGTGGTGTTGGCGTTGCGGTGATTAATACACCCTCAATGTTAGTATGCGGATCAAAACAATAAGCAATTGTCCTAATAATTTTTTGTGCTTTTTTAATTTCGTCGCTCATCAGTGCACCGTCCCATCTATTTCTTGCTCGGCTTCCATGCGGGCTTGGTCTCTGATTAGCTTGAGGGAAATGTCCATTAATAACTTAACAGTATGTTCTTCATCTAATCCCATAGAGCGCACACCATACTGCACGTTATTGTCCACAATCTCAGCAGTAATTAATACGCCCATAATTTTAGTTTCTGGGTCAGTACATCTGTTGATAGTTTCAATTAAATCTTTTTTTGTGTCTTCTAGGTTTTTACCTCTTATCCACCCATTTGTGTCCATTCTCCAATCTCCTGTTTATTTAAATACTTTCTTTTTAATACCCTCAGCTTTACGTAAGTCTGAGGAGTGTAACTTCTTAATCTTTGTATCTTTAATTTGTCCTGCTTTCTTAGCAATCTTCGCTGCTTTTTTACGTCCTACAAACTTATCTTCGGTTGTTACAAACCCACGCTGTACTTTCTTATCAGGTATATGCTCTTTAGCTTCTAACTGATCGTGCGCCCATGCCTTGCTTGGTGCTTCAACAATAACGCCGTCTTTCTTTTTCTTAAGTGCGGGTGCAACAATTTTCTTTGTAACCATCACAGTCTCCTTAACGAATAAGAGACTTTATTATACCTTTAACTTTCTGGGTAAACCCTTGTTTCGGCACATTTATATTCATGGTTACAGAATAGTCTTGATGATTAAAATTTGTTACTGTATTGCTGGCATAACCCACCGCACTACCCTCTGCTTTAATATTAGTTAGACAAAAAGAATATGGTATTAGATTGCCTCTTAGATCTCTACGTTCACCTACCTCACTCTCATCTACATAACATACCTCAACTTGTTCTGGTGTGTAGTCTGAAAAAACTATGGTCTCATCATTAACAAACGTTTTCTCAGTCGCACCCGCTAACGGCACTTCATTAGGTAATAACGATCTAGGATCTGTCCACCCATACCCAAAGTGTTCACTTGTTTTAATACTATTCTGCAATGACTGCGCCACTTTCATACTAAATTGTTGCTGTGCGCTTTGCAGTTGGGCAATAGTATTATCTATTGCTTCTTGAGATATCTCAGCCTTATCCATTGGTTTCGTCCTCGTCTTTCACTTCTACTAGGTCTCTATCGTTAATCTCAATGCTTCCTTGCATATAGATTGTCTCTACCGACTTATCGTACTCATCACCAAATAGTTTATTAAGTGCGGGGGTTAAAGTATCAACTATATCTTTACGATTTATTGCCATTTAATTTACTTTCTAAGTACTCAACTAAACCCTCTGCTTTAATTGCTCTGTCGTAGTTTAGTCTGGCGATACGTTTAGCTTCATCAAGTCTTTCTTTATATTCACCGCTCATCTCATCAGCACGTAACTTAGCTAATTCTTCTTGCAGTGCGTCTATGCGTCTGATTGCATTGTTATACAAGACACGTAAGTCTGGTTGGCTTTCATTAACTTGTTGTGCTGTGATTGGCGCATCAAAGTCAAAGCTCGCCTGTATAGATTTTAATGACTTTCTCTTACGCTTTTGTCTATTGATCGTACCCTCAATGATGCCTTGACGTTTTAATTCGTAACGTAAGCCTGAGATATAATCTTTAGTTAGATTAGTTATTGAGGATAATTCTGCCGTTGTAACCTTTGGGTTTTCCAATAGCATTTTCAGAATCAGTTGATTCTCTGGTGTTTGTCTCATTGCAATTCTCCATTTGTTGTTTAAGTCTTTGTACGTCGTCCTCACGCACTACGAGTGCTATACCACCCGCTTGTTGTATTTCTTTTAAGTTCTTATCTTGTAGTGCGGTGACTTGTCCACGTCCCGCTTTTGTTTCAATGCCAAAAAACTTTCCGTTGTAGCAAACTAAAAAATCTGGTGCGCCTTGTTTGCCGTAACCGTTGGTCACTGGCATCACGTAGTATGCTTTGAGTTCATCAAGAACCTTACGCACACCACGTTTAACTTTGCTTTCAGGTGTCAGCGCCATCAGTAAAAACCCAAAATATATTCTCGGATATGCGACGTCCAACGTTAGCTATTATTGGTGTTGGTTTTGATAAGTCACATATCATTAACACTGCGAGTTTATCTTGCACCCATTTCGGCAAATCGTCAACACTTTTGTAAAGATTTTTTAAGTCTGGTAAAAAGTTATAAACTATATCTAATGATTGCACATCAACTCTACCTGTTGATTGTAATATCTCAATCCTATATCCCGTACCCTCCTCACCAAATCTAACTAACTCCCCTACGTTCGCACCAGCATTTATCTGGTGCTCTTGCGTCAGTAGCCAATCTGAATATAGCTTTATAAAATGCTTATATTCATTTATTTTTAAACGTGCTGACGTAGACCTGATGCGTCGTCTTCTTCTAGCTATCTTCATGCTACCTCCAGTTCAACCCAGTAGGTTGTATCGCTGATTTTCATACCGATCTCTGGCACGTGCTGTCCATCGTTTAAGATCCTAAGCACTGATACTTTGTTTGCTATATCTTCTGGCATGCCGTCAATCTTGCACGTAACGCTACTTGCTATATTGGCATCAAAGTCAAACTTCTTACCCGCATCATCAACACTGACAATATCTACAAACGTCTCACCAAGATATGCTTCTGGTCTGATACGTACAAACACTGCCCTGACCTTACGTTCCTTACGTCGCTTAGCTTCTTTATGTACTTCCTCGATCTTGTCTGCTATCTCACGAAACTCACTATTCTTGAAGTTCACATTCTGTTTAATTAGGTGTAGTAGTTCATCAATAAGCATACTTGTCCCATTCATTATGGGATTAATCAATAACTGTAAATCACCTATCGCTTCATCTTTATGTTTAATAATCTGAGTCACCATAGGTTGGTAATATGCCTTTGCTAATTCTTTGGGTGTAAATGGTATTAAGAATTTCAATGCGTTAGTTATTGCTTTACTCACGTCATAAGACATTAACATGTGATACTGATCCCGACTTGAATTATATTTTGAGTTCTTAATACGTCTACTATATACAGCATACGACGGCTTGCCTTGGTTCTTACTTGTGCTGTAATCAAAGTAACCAATTCGTCCAAGATCAAACGGCATGTTATCTACAAACACAGAGTATTCTGTTATTAGGTGTAGTGATATCTGCATCTCATCTGCTGTACTATCATAACTACTAAGCCCATTACCACTACACCAATTTGTTCTGTATGGTATAAACTTAACTTTGTGTCCGACCATTATCTTCTCAAGTTCATCACGCACATGCTCTGCAAATGCCATTAATTCTTTTGATGTTGGTGTATTGTCTATCCACCATGGGTATTTAAGATCTACTGCTTTCTCCGTCACTTGTTTTATCTCGTTGATAAACCCCCCGTCGTGTATTACTGCATCATAATTTCTTAGTGTAGCCATTGTCATTCTCCTTTATGTCCGTAGTTAGTCGGCGACTAACTTTTAATTAATATGTATACACACGCCATTGCTTGGGTGTGCTGATTTATTATCTTTAATGCACCACAATACTGGCACTGACCATTGTCCCCATGATCCACCTAAGTAACCATCAGTCAGTACTACTACACACTCTGGTTTAATATCGTGCTCGTTCATATACTGTGGCACACACTCTACCATAGTGCCACCACCACCCATAGGTTTTGTAGACTTAGCTATGTTAGCTAACTCGTCTTGCAAGTATACTTCTTCTCGACATACCTCAGTGTCCCAGTACAAGATCCTTACTTTACTCGGTTTCAATTGCTCGCATATACCAATAAATTCGCTTACGAATGACTTTAAAAACTCGTCATCAATAGAACCTGACATGTCGTTGGCGATTACTATCTCACCGAGCGTTTCACTTATTGCACTTGGCATTAACATGTCATAGCCTATGTATCTGCGGTTAGGTTTACGCCATGTCGAGTAATCATGTCCCGCACAAGTAGTCGATACAAACTCACGCAGTAACTCACGCCAATCACGCTGTGTAGCAAGCACGTCTTCAAACGCACGAGAACCACCTGACCCAACCTTGCTTGCTAGTGTCGCACCTTGTCGTATAGCTTCATCAATCTCACGTGCCAGTTGATCTTGTTCCTCGGCGGTCATTTCCTGTGCACCTTCCCAGTCGTGCTCGTCAAAGCCCTCGCTGTTACCCGCGCCGCCTGTCTTCTCATCTGACCCATCACGCTCTAACATCTTATAGACCTGTTGTGCGTCCATGTTGTGATACTGTGGATCTAGTAGTCCATGCTTAGGCATTGTGATCCACCCACGTTTAAACGCATCTGTCTCAGTGAGTTTAAGATTAATCACATAGTCACATGCTTTGTTCGCACGTCGTGGGTCTTCCTTATACAAGTGTCGCCACGTAGTAAGATGTCTGTATAACTTGTGATAGTTCTCATGTAGTATCAAGAATCTAAACTCTGCGTCATTCAAACTTTCTACAAACGCACGACCATAGTATTCGTTCTTACCATTGGTACAGGCAGTCGGCACGTTATCTTTAATCTCACGTGTACCAATAACTAATATACCCGCCAATGGTAGAAACTCATCAGTACCCATCAAGTCCGTCATGGCTTTATGTAGCCGTTGCTCTGCTGTTAGTTGCTTACCTATTGATAACATGATTCACCTCACTTAACATCTGCACTAAACATATAGTTGTTAGCTATACACCAATCAGTAAACTTCTTACTCTGCATTACAATACTTTGTTTCTGATACTTGGGATTACGCACTTGCATGGCAAACAACCCTTGCACTTCCTTGTCCATACGATTTAAGTAAGTCATAAACGGCTCGACAAACTCACGACTCATCTTAACAAGTGCACGATCAACAACCATTACTTTCGCCGACGCACTTTCAGGCACACGTGCAGTCTCTGGGTGGTTCATAATGTCATCTTGCTTAGGTAGATCATCAACCAATTTAATATACGCACCAAGGTCGACACCCGCACGATCACCAAGCGTACCAATCAACGCAGATTTTAACGCGTTGTCGCTTAATTTGTCTTTTGCCCACAGCCAGTGTGATGCCAGTTCTAATGATCTTGGTGTAACAAACGCTGATCGTTGTGCTTTCGGGTGATAGATATACGGATTACCACCGACGTCGCCATCAGGATTTTCTACTTCTTCATAGCTTTGAAATAATATCTCGCCATGATCTTTAACCCACAAGATAATTACTGGGTGAATACCTGAGTTGTATGCGTAACCCTCGATCCAATCTATTGCTGTCGGTTTCTTCATACGTACGACTGTTATCCTATTGCGGTGATGTGGCATTAACAAATCACCTACACCCTCGCCACCTAAGTTAGTGGTAGCAAACACGATACTGTCTGGGTGTAACTTCTTATTGCCAATGGTGCGTTCCAACATGATCCTCATCATGCCATTCTTAACCGACGGATTCGCCTTACCAAACTCGTCAATCATTAATATGATCGGCTTGTCATGGTGCAAGCCCAGTTCTTCGTTAGGTATAAATCTTACGTACTCATCTGACTCATCATCTGATAAGATCTTAGGTAGCATTAAGTCGCCTAAGTCTTTAGTCGTACAATCAAAATAACATGGCACGTGTGTCGGTAACTTATCTTTCAGCACCTTGAGGATACTCGACTTACCTGTACCCATATGACCTTGCACAAGAGTTGTAATCTTGTTACCTGTCGCCATAATACTTTCAACACATTCGTCCAAGTTCATTGCAAATAATTGTTCTACTGATTGTTTCATGTCCATTCTCCTTTGTTTAAATAGTTAGTCGGCGACTAACTTGTTACCATGCAAACTCTTTTAATAACTCGTCTACCTTTTGTTTCGTTTCTAATCTAAACTCTGTATCCTCTCTGAGTGAGTCTGGTGTTACACCGAGTAAGGCAAAGTTAATCTTACGCTCTGCGTCCCGCATCTTGGGATCATCAGTAATGTTAAACGCACTGAGCAGTCCTACAATATCTCGCACGTTGCTAACAAGTGAATCTCTGAATACTTGTTTCTTTTCACCCGCTAATCGCTCTGACATGTTGCTCAGCGACTCATGTAATCTCGTCCATACATCTTTATAGGCAGTCTCAATCTGAGACTTGTATGACTCTTCATAGCTGTCCTGTAAATATCTTAATGCTTCGTTGCCTACGTCTACTCTGAAGTCACCGACCTCTGGCACAGGGCTGTACTTGATATTAAACGCATAGCGACTTCTAATATCGTCCTTGCTTGGGTAGTCATCAGGATTAAATAACCGACCCAGTTTAACTTGAGCACGCTGTAACATATTGTCCCAGTCATTAAGACACGTCTCGACCAGTTCATAAAACCGCATCTGCTCGTTGGTCATATAACTGTTGTAGTCAAAGTACAATGGTGTTGTTAATAGTCGCTGACCACCATCTGACCACGGCATAGTTCTGGCATAGTGATATGTGCGTGCCATACCCACTTGTTTTTGTATCGCTTCAAAGCGTGGCTCGTCTGCAAATAGTTTCTTGTGATAGTTACCCGCACGTGTTGTGGTGTGCTTGGTTATATCTATCTCGTCACTGACTGCTCGGTCTAGTTTACGACCTGTCCATAGTGATACGTTTAACTCTACTATCATGCTACTGCTTGATATGCTCGGTGTGTTTAACTTGTCCATCTGTTTATCTCCTATTGTCATGTTAGTCGGCGACTAACTTCTAGTACTGCTGGTTACTCTCATACTGTAAGATACAGTATAACATACTTTACTAGACTTTGTCAAAGTTTACTACTCATCTATCTCTGTACGTGTATACGACTCATCAGGGTGTGGGTCTATTAAACCTAGCTTGTCGCCTATGCCATCAGAAAACCTGAACGGACATGCAATACTAACCTCTGGGTATATATCTTGAGTTAAGTCCCAGTCTGTCATGTTCTCTGCATACATGTACTCAACGTCATCAATGTCCTCACCCACCCGCACAAATACCCACGACGAGTCTTCAGGAAACCGCTCTTCGGCAAACTCATGTAGCCATGTGTGTGCCTGTACATCTGGGTAACTCTCATACCACTTCACACTTGTGGTATAGAAGTTTATGCGGTACTCACCATATTGTGTGCGCTCTATGTCGCACTCTTTTAATGCTTTGACCCGCTCACCACCCATAGCCATAACTAATGCTATGTATTTGTTGATAGTGTCTCTGTCTTTAAATGCTATCTGATAGCACACGTTACTAGTGTAGCTCATGTTAGTTACTCCATTGGTTAATTAAATACAATGCATACGTCAGTAGTATCAAGACGGCTACGCACAAGATGTTAAATTTTAGTGTTTCACGTTCCACGTTTAAGTCCTCCATGTTTTTTACGGCTCACAGTTATAATCTCACCGCTTGGCAGTAAGAATGTTAGTGTCCATCTGTTTCGGCATAGTAAGCGTCTCTTCATCTTTTCACCCATAAGTGTCTAGTTATCTTGAAGCCACGACCTATAAGCAAGTCCTGTAACCACCAAGAGTCAGAGTTCCCGACTGGCAATGGTTTCTGGTATGCACTGCCTATTTTTACTTTGCTTGGGATTAAAACCACTCGTCTGTCATTCTCACGTATTAACATCTTTTGTTACCTCCTGTATGTCGTCTAGTTCTTTACCCTCTTCGGCTATTCTTAAGTTATAAGTGTTTATTAATGTTTGATTAGGATAATTATGGTATTTTTGTTCCGTTAATAATTCAGCAAGATCTTCAGCGTCCCTATACGTTCCGTTATGCATTAACCAAAGTAATTCATATTTAATCAATTCATATATAAGTTCTTGTCGTGTCATGTTTATTCTCCTGTTGTGTTAGTCGGCGACTAACTATTTAACTAAGCCACCTTTATTGTTTAAACCGACTAGTAGTGTCGGGTCTGTAATTAGCATGTAACTGCTTTTATGCATAGGTGCAACGCACCAAGACGCACGCTGTAATTGTGCAATCTCTTCACCGCATAACATGCATACATGTATGCCTAAGTCCCAACGTGCTTTGGGTACAGTTTCACCGCAGTAACTGCAATATCTGTTATTCATGTTTATTCTCCTATCTCATAAACCGTAAATTTATTATCTTCTATCTCATAAACCATAAATTTATTATCTTCTGGCATGCCTAACTGCACCGAAAATGTGTTATGGCTTAACGGCTTAAACTCTTTTGCTGGTCTATCAAGATAAAGCCATGAGCCACCCTCAAACTGCACGGCATTGGTTTTGCGTTTAATTACCTTACGCTTAACGCCTATATGCTTTCCATCAGGATACCAATCGTGCCTAACCATGGTTATAGTCGCACCCTCTACTAATTTTCTTTTGATGTCTGCAAAAGTTTTCATGTTTATTCTCCTATTAAGATGTTTATGTTTAATAACATTGGTAAATCTAATGTAACGCCCTTGATGCCGTACATAGCTATGCGACGCATGCTATTGGTGTCCATGGGTAAGCAATCGGCGTCTGGTCTGCATTGGGTCATGTGCTTACTGGTTGTCGGGCTGTATTTGTCTATGTTTCTGTACCACTGTCTACTGCCGTCTGGTGCAATCTCGCATATGTACATGGGAAAGTGTGTGCCGTATGAATAGACTACGTAGCGGGTTGTATGCACGTTGTCGTTTGAGGGTTTTAGCATTGAAAAAATGTTACTACCTTTAAACAGTTCTAAGTTGTTCACATACTTGCGTGCATCTCGGTTTGCGATTACTGTTTCCATGTTTGCATCTCCTATTGTTAATGTTAGTCGGCGACTAACTCGGCAAGTGATTGATTTATATATAATGTTCTTCTTTCACTATGACTCTATTATAGCATGTTGAGGGGTAACTGTCAAAGTTTAGCAAATTGTAGTAAATAATAAAAGTGTATTTTGTTCTATAAAAGTTCTTTATAAGTTATTGATTTATATATATTGTTCAGAAAGTCCTAATGTTCCAAAGTTAATTGGCTGATTTCTATTTTAGTTTTTTGTTTAGAGTATGCAAAATACATGGTTTTTTAAATTTTTTCGGGAAACGCACTTTGACCCTGTGAACTTTATGAACTTTAGGACAAAGCCCTATCCATGCGGACTCTGTTGGAACTTTCATTGGAACTTTTAACCGAATTTAGGAACTTTTAAAAAATCACGTGATAACATCTTTATAATTTAATCTTGTGATAACAAGTTATGGTGTGTGTCATACAGCAAACATGTTTTTTATTTGACGCATGTAGCAACATGTTAAGACGTAATTAAATTTTTTTTTGAAAAAAGCATGCGGAGCATGAAGCTGTTGGAACTGGTATCAATAACTTTTTGTGTGTACTACGTGATAACTTATTAAGCTACAAAAATTCAAGACAAAAAAAAGCCCGCTCAAAGCGGGCTAGTTTGCGAGTTAGTCGGCGACTAACTATTTTTATCCTCGATTTTTTAGTTCCTCGAGTTTCATTTTATTTAATATTGCGGTAATGGTTTTTATATCCTTTTCACAATTGCTAAAACTTGATTCTTTTAAACTATCGACGAACGTGTCGCCGTTGATTATTGCCTTTTCATTGGCGGTTTTCTTAACAGTAACTTTCTTTTCTTTCGGTTCCAGCCCAATAATATGGTTACGAATTTTGTTAAAAACCGATCCTATTTGTTGCTGTAAGTACTTGCGTGCTCTCTTTTCAAAATCGTTAAAATCTTTTGCTAATTCTTTACTTGCTAGCACTAACACGTCGCATGCGTGTCTTATTGTGTCGTGTTGATAATCACTAGGTAACTTGCGTGTTTTAAAACCTACGGCGATAGCGTTTTTAATATCAGAGTGTAAACGCTCGTAACTATCTTTATTTTTATTATCAAGCATGAACCCTGTTATCCCGTCAGTAGTATATAAACTCTTAGCCATATCGAGCCATTTTGCGTCAGTATTACCACTAGACTCTACTGCGTCAATTATCTTACTACGTGATATTTCTGAAATGGTTACTTGTATATCTGTAACTGTATCTGTATTTGTAACTGTATCTGTATCGATAATTAACTCATTAGCTGTAATTGCCTTTTTGTTTTGTTTACTTGTTGCCATGATATATTCCCCTTTGTTAGTTAAGTGCAAACCGCACAATTAATACTATACAGATTTTGTCATAACATGTCAATATTTGATAGACTTTGATAGTTAGTCGCCGACTAACTTTGACGACCCCACCCCCCGAATTTGGATTTGGTTCCATGCGGTTTGTATTGCTTACTATTCTGCGCACTCACATTCCAATTTTTCAAATTCGGCCTAGCTAATCATGTTGCATGGCAACAAAGTTTCCCAGAAGCACAAGCTCTTGGTATAAAAACACCCCCCGGGTAGGATTCCTAAACGTCACTGCATAAAAAAATTATTTTGTCTAGGACCTGAGATCGTCGATTTGGGGTCCTACTGCATTAACTTGTTGCTTTTAAAACAGAAAAATTAGATTAAACCTGCAGCGTTGACAACGTGATACATTTCTCCATAACTTGTTAACATGTGTTTATAGAAACACCCCCCGGGTAGGATTCCTAACATCCTTGACGAAAACTAATTTTTTGTATATAACTGCACCATAACTTATTAATCGGTGCATGGACACAATGCATATAATCGAACCGGACTTTTCAATACCCATACCTGACAAACCTACACCGTTGACTGATTTCACGGAAAAGGTCGAAGCCGCTTGCCGTACCATTGAAGAGTACGACATTGAAGCGGTTATTACTGAAGAGACTGCAGAAGAAGCTGAAGAAGCTATTTATCAAATGGCTTCAAGTCCTGATCCTGATAAGATAAATAAACAACTCGCTAAGCAAAACCATCTACCTGCATATTACGTACAAGCCCGTGGCATCCTTGATGCATACTCACACAAGGTCGTAGACCATGCGATGCAGCTACGTCTATTAGTTACTAATAAGTTAATTATTGAGACTGAGAATGAAGACGCGAAGATTCGTCTGCGTGCATTAGAACTGCTTGGTAAGATTACTGACGTTGGCTTATTTACTGAGAAGTCGGAAGTAACTATTAATCATAGATCAACCGTTGAGTTAGTTGGATCCTTAAGAGCTAAGATTCAGAAGCTTATGTATCCTGACAATGTGCAGGAAGGTGAAGTAGTCGAGCAAAAGGACGACAATGCAGACGGCGCTTGATGAGTTAACAGATAAAGAACTTGAGTTTCTTGCTAATAACTTAGACAAGTTTAGTGAAGTTGACGCTGAAGAGTTAGAAGTAATCTTAGATGAAATAGAAAAACGTCAGAGCGCTGAGCGTTGCCGCAACGACTTAATTGAGTTTTGTAAGCGTATTCAGCCGGATTATAAGGTGGGTAAACACCATAGACGCCTTGCAGATTTATTAATGGGTCTCGCTGCTGGTACTGAGACACGTGTTTGCGTGAACATGCCCCCTCGTCATGGTAAATCTCAGCTTGTTTCTATCTATTTCCCTGCATGGTTTCTAGGTAAGTACCCTGATAAAAAGGTGCTGATGGTGTCACATACAACCGACCTTGCGGTGGACTTTGGTCGGAAAGTGAGGAATTTAATTGATACTCCAGTATATAAAGAGATATTTCCTACAGTTGCCCTTGCTCTGGATAATAAATCTGCTGGTCGTTGGAATACTAACGTTGGTGGGGAGTATTTTGCTTGTGGTGTTGGGTCTGCCTTGGCTGGTCGTGGAGCGGACTTATTATTGGTGGATGACCCGCACAACGAACAAGACATAATTAACGGTAACTTTGATGTATTCGACAAGGCTTACGAGTGGTTTACTTATGGTGCTCGTACACGTCTTATGCCTAATGGCCGTGTGGCTATCGTGCAGTGTATGGTCGGAGATACTCAGGTTTTAATGGGAGATGGTACAGAAAAAGACCTTAAAGATATTAAAGTTGGGGACATAGTAGCTACTTATGATGCTGGGAAATTAAGTACATCTAGAGTACTAAATCATCAGTCAAACGGTATTGATCGCATATTTACAATCAAGACAACCTCACGTATACTACAAGCTAATGAAAGACATCCGTTTCTTGTACAAACTAGTGAGGGGCAAAAATGGGTACGGCTGAAAAACTTGAAACAGGGGGATACACTTGTATCGTTGAAGGGTGTGGGAGACCAAGTAGAGCAACAACAAAACCTAGTAAATGCCGAGCCTGCCAATCTAAAGACAGTTACCATAAAAAACACCCAGAGGCTCCACGCAGAGAACTTGGGCATTGGGGGAAATATAAAGGTAAAACCTGTATTGCAGATGGTTGTGAACAACCAGCAAAGATTAAAGGATTGTGTAACTCGCACTATAACAAAACTAATTGGGCCTCTGGACATTGGCGCAGAAGCGCGGACAAAAATAGAACTGCGCACCTTAAGCACCGATACGGCATCACGATGGAAGAGCATGATACGCTTCTTGCAAAACAAGGTGGTGTCTGTGCTATCTGTAAGCAGCCGCCAACTAAAGAAAATACCCGCGCTCATTGGAATGGAAAATTATGTGTTGACCACTGTCACGACACCGGAAAAGTCCGGGGGCTTTTATGTAATGACTGCAACCTCGCGGTTGGATACGCAAAAACTAGAAATACCGCCCTTGCAGTTGCAGAGTATATCGGACTTCACGATAGACACGATTGAGTCTATAGAATACGCAGGGGAAGCAGAAGTATTTGATATTCAGGTCGAACACACTGAAAACTTCATTGCTAATGGAGTAGTTTCTCATAATACTAGATGGCACCAAGACGATTTAACAGGTCGTGTCGTGCGAGACATGACTCAGAATGAAGAAGCTGATCAGTATGAGATTGTTGAGTTCCCTGCAATATTTAATGAGAACAGTGCGAATGAAAAAGCACTCTGGCCTGAACAATATTCCTTACAAGCACTGCGACAGACCAAGGCTTCTATGCCTGTGTTTCAGTGGAACGCACAGTACCAACAAAATCCCACAGCAGAAGAAGCATCTGTTATAAAGAGAGAGTGGTGGCAGATATGGAAAGGTGAGAATCCACCTCCATGTGAGTATTTAATAATGACACTTGATGCCGCTGCAGAAACTCATAACCGTGCCGACTACACTGCACTAACAACGTGGGGGGTGTTTTTAAATGAAGAAACCGACGCCTATAACGTTATTCTCCTCAACAGTATTAAGCGACGAGTGGAGTTCACTGAGCTTAAAGAGCTTGCGATTAACGAGTACACCGAGTGGCAACCTGACGCTTTCATTGTCGAGAAAAAGTCTTCCGGTACGCCTCTCTATCAAGAACTACGACGAACTGGGATGCCCGTACTGGAGTATACTCCCCACAGAGGATCAGGGGATAAATTAGCCCGTTTAAATAGTGTGGCAGATATTGTGAAGTCAGGATTAGTGTGGGTTCCTGAGACTCGTTGGGCTGAGGAGTTAGTTGAGGAAGTAGCGGGGTTTCCCTTTATGTCGCACGATGACTTAGTAGATACGACTTCCATGGCTCTCATGCGATTTAGACAAGGTGGGTTTATTAGGCTACCATCTGATGAACCTGATGAAGTTCAGTACTTTAAACGTAAGCGGTCTTATTATTAAGGATAAACCATGGCATCTAATATAGATAAGGGCTTATATGCAGCCCCACAAGGCATACAGGATCTAGCAGATCAGAGTGAGCCACTACAAATTGAGATTGAGGATCCTGAAAGTGTCACGTTAGCAAATGGTGACATGGAGATAACTATTACTCCTGATCGTGGGGATGAAGGTAGCGATTTTAACGATAACTTAGCTGAGTATTTAACAGATGGTGAGTTAGCACAGTTAGCCGGCGACTTATTAGGTGACTTTGAAGCTGATGTGGCTTCACGTAAAGATTGGATTGATACATTCGTTGAAGGTATTGAGTTACTTGGTCTTAGTATAGAAGAACGTGCTGAACCATGGGAAGGTGCGTGTGGTGTGTATCACCCCATATTGGCCGAAGCAGTTGTTAAGTTTCAGGCTGAGACAATGATGTCTATCTTCCCAGCAGCGGGACCCGTGCGTACATTAATTATTGGTAACGAGACACCGGACAAAAAAGAAGCGGCTGAGCGTGTTCAAGATGACATGAACTATCAGTTAACTGAAGTGATGCCTGAGTATCGCCCTGAAACAGAACGTATGTTATGGGGTTTAGCATTAGCCGGTAATGCGTTTAAAAAAGTTTATTACGATCCGGGCTTAGAGCGACAAGTTGCTATGTATGTCCCAGCAGAAGATATTGTGGTGCCTTACGGAGCATCGGATCTTGCCTCAAGTCCTCGTATAACACATGTTATGAGGAAGACAGAGAACGAACTAAAACTTCTTCAGGTGTCCGGTTTCTATAAAGATGTTGACCTAGGAGAGCCTGTTAACATCTTAGATGATGTTGAGAAGAAAATCGCAGAGAAAATGGGCTTCAGAGCCACTGCAGATGACCGGTTTAAGATCTTAGAAATGCATGTAAACCTAGATTTACCGGGATTTGAAGACAAAGATGAAGACGGAAACTTAACTGGAATAGCTCTTCCTTATATTGTAACCATTGAAAAAGGTACCCAAACAGTACTTGCAATACGTAGAAACTGGAAAGAAGACGACGAAACACGTCAAAAACGTCAGCATTTTGTCCATTATGGGTACGTTCCAGCCTTTGGTTTCTACTGTTTTGGGCTAATTCATCTGATTGGTGGGTATGCTAAGTCGGGAACATCGCTTATTAGACAGTTAGTTGATGCAGGTACGCTATCTAACCTACCCGGAGGGTTTAAAGCACGTGGATTACGTGTAAAAGGTGATGATACACCGATATCACCGGGAGAATGGAGGGATGTTGACATCCCATCAGGAGCGTTACGTGATAACTTGTTACCACTACCATATAAAGAGCCTAGTCAGACCTTAATGGCCCTGTTAAATCAGATCATTGATGAGGGTAGACGCTTCGCAAGTACCACAGATTTGCAGTTATCTGACATGTCTGCACAGGCACCGGTTGGAACAACGTTGGCGATTCTAGAGAGAACGCTGAAAGTCATGTCTGCTGTACAGGCTCGTGTACATTTCTCACTAAAACAAGAGTTAAAACTACTTAAAGTTATCATCGCTGACTACACACCTGACTCATATGACTATGATCCAGTAGATGGCCCACGACGTGCGAAGAAATCTGACTACGATAACATTGATGTTATCCCTGTTTCTGACCCTAACGCTAGCACAATGGCGCAAAAGATCGTGCAGTATCAGGCAGTTTTACAGTTAGCGCAGACAGCACCACAGCTTTATAACTTACCGCTATTACATCGTCAGATGTTAGATGTTTTGGGTATTAAAGACGCACAAAAACTTGTGCAGTTGCCGGATGATCAGTTGCCGACAGACCCAGTAACAGAGAATCAGAACATCTTGATGATGAAGCCGGTGAAAGCATTTGCATATCAGGATCATCAGTCGCATATCACAGTACATATGTCTGCTATGCAGGATCCGAAAATACAGCAGATGTTAGCAGGAAACCCGATGGCACCAATGCTGCAGCAAGCAATGATGGCGCACATCAACGAGCACTTAGGATTCCAGTATCGCATTGAGATACAGAATCAGTTGGGCTTCTCTATGCCACCACAACAAGACGATGTATGGTCGCAAGAGCAAGATTTACAGTTGTCCCCACAAGATGAAGCACGTCTATCCCCTCTCTTGGCTCAAGCAGCACAGCGACTCTTGGCACAGAACCAAGCGCAAGTTGCACAGCAACAAGCTCAACAGCAAGCACAAGATCCGATGGTTCAGATGCAACAACAAGAACTTCAGATCAAGCAAGCCGAGCAGCAGCGTAAAGCTCAGAAAGATCAGATGGACTCTCAATTGGCTCAAGCCAAACTTGCCGCTGACTCTATGTTGAAAAACAAACAGATTCAAGTGGAAGCAATGAAAGCTGCTGGACAAATTAAACAGTCTAAAGCCGATAGAAATGTGGATGCACTACAAGCTGCTGGACAAGTTAAACAGCAGCAAGCTGATAGAAACATGGAAGCACTTAAAGCTGTAGCGCAGATGGAGCACGAGAAGAAAATGCAGCAGCGCGACAATGCGTTGGACTTACTAAAGCATGAAGACTTACTCAACCAACCACAGGGACAACCTAAAGGAGAATGATGGACTATTTAGATTATTTAATAAATCAGTATGTTGAGCGAATGGACTTCCTAACAAAAGGAATAGCCACGGGTAACTTAACTTCTTTTGATGAATACAAATACGTGTGTGGTCAGTTACGGGGCCTTGAGGCTGCATGCGGTGTAATTAAGGACCTCAAAGATAGATTGGAGAACTCGGACAATGAGTGATTTAAACCTTGCACAGGCCGTTGACTTAACAGCTGTACTGCAAAAAACTGTAGAAGAGAGGGCGAAACAACTGCCCAAACCATCTGGATATCGTATTCTCTGCGCCATACCGGAAGCAGATAAAGAATTTGAAAGCGGTATTCTTAAGTCAGATGAAACGATGCGCATTGAGGAGACACTTTCCACAGTGTTATTCGTAGTCGAATTAGGTCCTGATTGTTATAAAGATACCTCACGCTTCCCTACCGGTCCATGGTGTAAGCAGGGTGACTTTATTTTAGTTAGACCTAACGCAGGGACACGTCTTGTTATTCACGGTCGTGAGTTTCGTATTATTAATGATGATTCTGTTGAGGGTACAGTTGAAGATCCTCGTGGAATCAAGCGTAAATTTATTTAAGGAGAGCGGACATGGCTGAGATGGACGAATTTAAATTCCCCGATGAGCTAAATGAACCCATTACTTTGGGGGGAGATGATAACGAATTTGATATTGAGGTTGAAGATGATACCCCTGAAGAAGATCGTGGGCGTAGCGCATCAGACCCCGATAAAGTTAAACAACTAGAGATTGAGGTCGATGACCTTGATAAATATAGTAAAGATGCTAAAGACAAGCTAATTAAAATGAAGCGTGTTTGGCATGATGAGCGTCGTGCTAAAGAGCAAGCTCTACGTGAACAGCAAGCTGCATTTGAAGCTGCACAAATGTTACTTAACGAAAATCAACGCATCAAAGCAATGCTTGAGTCTGGTAGTAAAGACTATAAAGATGCTATAGAGCAAGCTGCTGAGTTAAAACTCAAAGCTGCTGAGAAAGCATATAAAGCCGCCCATGAAGCAGGTGATACTGAAGCGTTGCTAGAAGCACAGAAAGCAATGAATAAAGCATTGCGTAAAATGGAGAAAGCAAAAGAATTTAAGCTACCTCCTTTACAAAATGATAATTTTCAGGTACAACAATCTCAACAGGTTCAACAAGTACCACAGCCTGATCAACGTGTAATGCGTTGGCAACAGGAAAATCCTTGGTTCGGACAAGACAAGGAGATGACTGCAGCAGCATTAGGGCTTCACGAGAAGTTACGTGATCAAGGTGTAGTAGTTGGATCCGAAGATTACTATGCAGCGTTAGACAATACAATGCGTAGACGTTTCAGCGATTACTTCGGTGACGCTGATAGTACGACCCCACAAAAAGCGGACAAGCCTAAAACAAGGTCAGCAACTAATGTAGCACCGGCAACTCGGTCGACAGCACCGAAAAAAGTCGTGCTCAAGAAATCTCAGGTAGCGCTAATTCAAAAACTTGGCATCACTCCTGAGCAATATGTCCGTGAATTTTTAAAAGTGGGGTCCTAAAATGGCTGAAAACAGAGTAAGCAGAGAAGTACAAAATCGTGAGTTTGCTGAGCGTCCCAAGCAGTGGATGCCTGCTGAACTTTTACCCGAGCCAGACAAGCAGCCGGGTTTTGAATACCGCTGGATAAGGGTTTCTACCTTAAACGCAGCTGATCCTCGTAATTTCTCCAGCAAAATCCGTGAAGGTTATGAGCCAGTTCGTATTGAAGAGCAACCTAAATTCAAACTGCTAGTTGATCCTAATAGTAGATACAAAGATGGTATCGAAATTGGTGGTCTTTTACTATGTAAAATCCCTGAAGAATTTGTTAAACAGCGTAATGCGTACTATCGCAGTCAGTCTGATCAACAAGTAGAAGCAGTGGACAATACACTCATGCGCCAAAGCGATCCTAGGATGCCACTCTTTAATGAGCGTAAATCTTCGGTAAGTTTTGGTAAAGGTTCTTAACTAATTAATCTAGGAGTATAAAATGGCTTATCCCATCGTTAACGCTCCCTACGGCTTCAAGCCCTTGAACCGCATTGATGGTTTGCCCTATGCAGGTGCTACCAAACTATTGCCAATTCAAGCAAGCTACGCTACCCCAATTTTTAATGGTGACGTAGTGGCTTATGCCTTGGGTGGAATTGTAAAATCCGCAGTAACAACCGACTCAACAACTTCAGCTGCTGACTATACCTTTGGTGTATTCATGGGTTGTCAGTATGTAAACAGCTTAGGTCAAACTGTTCAAGCTCAGTATTTCCCCGGCTATGGTTCAGGTGTATCTAATGCTTATGCATATGTTGTAGCTGATCCAAGTGCTGAGTTTAAAGTTGCTGTTACTACCTCTGCTAGCGCTATTATTGCTACCACAGCTAATGCTATTGGTACAAACGTAGCTGTAGTTCAAGGTACTGGAAGCACCGTAACCGGTGATTCTGGACAGTCCGTATTACAACCTACTTCAGGTTCAGGTTCTGCTGCTGCATTACCTTTCCGTGTTGTTGAGGTTGTTCCCGCAACCGCTACAGGCCCCAATGCTTATGTGGAATTAATTGTAAAATTAAACAACCCACAAATCACTGGCGCTGCTGAAGCTTTAAACTTCGCATAAGGAGCTACTTAAATGGCTATTTCACGCGCACAACTATTGAAAGAATTGCTCCCCGGATTGAACGCTTTGTTCGGTTTGGAATACGCTAAGTATGGCGAAGAGCATAAAGAGATCTATGAGATCGAAACCTCAGAACGTAGCTTTGAAGAAGAAACCAAGTTATCAGGATTTAGTGCTGCCCCAGTTAAAAACGAAGGCTCACCAATTGCTTATGACAATGGTCAAGAAGCTTGGACTGCTCGATATACACATGAAACGATTGCTCAGGGCTTCAGCTTAACTGAAGAAGCGATTGAAGATAACTTGTATGACTCCTTGTCTGCTCGTTATACAAAAGCTTTAGCACGTTCCATGGCTTATACCAAGCAAGTTAAAGCTGCATCTGTATTGAACAACGGTTTCACCTCCGGTTATAACGGTGGTGACGGTGTACCATTGTTCTCAAATGCACACCCATTGGTTTCTGGTGGATCTAACAGCAACATTCCTTCAACCCCAGCTGACTTGAACGAAACTTCATTGGAAAATGCAGTTATTCAAATCTCTCTGTGGACTGATGAACGTAGTCTGTTGATCGCTGCTAAGCCACGTAAGTTAATCGTTCCACCTGCACTACAGTTCGTTGCAACCCGCTTGCTCGAAACTGAATTACGTGTTGGTACAAACGACAACGATATCAACGCGTTGAAAAACAACGGATCTGTACCTGAAGGTTATACAATTAACCACTTCTTGACTGATCCTAACGCTTGGTTCTTGACGACTGACGTACCTAACGGCATGAAACACTTTGTTCGTGTTCCATTGCAAAACTCCATGGATGGAGATTTTGACACCGGTAACGTAAGATATAAAGCCCGTGAGAGATACTCGTTCGGATGGTCGGACCCGTTGGGCATGTATGGTTCTGCTGGCGCTTAAGCTAGTATAATCAAGTAGTTACACGGGGGGCTTCGGCCCCCTTTTTTATTTTTGTTGTTTTTATTTGTACTTTTTGGTACATTACGTATTAAGTAGTTTTATATCGGAGATACAAATGAGCCAGCAAGTTATTTATAAAATAACCAATTTAATTAATGGTAAATTCTATGTAGGCAGTACAAATAACCAAAAAGTGCGTTTTCGTGAACATAGAAAGCAGCTTCGTGGTAATCGCCATCATTGTAAACACCTTCAAGCTGCATGGAATAAATATGGGGAAACTGCATTTACTTTTAATGTTATACAAATCGTACCTGCGGAAGAATCTTTAGAAGCCGCTGAAGACAAATGGCTTAATGAGCATGTAGGTAAAAAGTATTGCTACAACTCCGGAATGCGGTCAAAAGCTCCGTGGCGTGGCATTCCAAAAGAACAGCACCCATCTTTTGGTAGACCTAAAACTGAAGAACAACGTCAAGCTATTTCTCAATCTTTAAAAGAGTTTTACGCTAAAGATATTACTAATCACCCACGTTACGGCAAAACTCATTCAGACGAAACTAAAAATAAAATAAGTACGGCTAAGCGTGCTAATCCTGTTGCTCCGTGGATTGGTACAGAACGCTCAGAAGAAACTCGTAAAAAGATTGGGGATGCTCAACGAGGTAAGTCTAAAGCTAAAGGACGAGTTGTTTCTGCTGAAGGTAAAGCTAAAATTTTAGCCGCTGCTAAAGCCGGGCATTATTCACATTGGAAAGGTAGAAAACATACAGAAGAGGCTAAAGTTAAAATGTCTAAAACCGTATTTGCTATGCCAGATGGTATTTTATTTATAAGTTTAACCCAAACATTACAGTTCTATGGATTAAAAATGCCTACTTTACGCAGGGCATTAAACTCAGGAACTCCTATAAAAAAAGGGCCTTTTAAAGGGTATTCATTTACTTATGGTGGGGTTGGTGCAACACAAACTTTGACAGATAAACAAGTGATTGAAAGTAAACTAAAAAACAAGACAAATCTTGTTGACCAACCTAACTCTTAATGCTATAAGGTACTTAACACTGGAAAAAATTGTTAGTCAGACTGGTCCAGCAGATGCGTACACAATTGACTAACTTAACTTTGTACGAAGGAAAATATCATGGCTAGATCTACTACAGTTTCTGTATGGCGCTCCAACGGTGGAGACCAAACACGCACGTCAACCGCAGGCTCAATGATGATGTCTGCATCATTCTATATTTCTGCAACTGCTACTGCTGGAACCAATGTTTATTCTGATTCCACAATGAAGTACCCTGTGATTCTTCCAGTCGGTGCGATTGTTACTTCTGTTCTAGTTGCCGGTGCTGCAACTGGCGGTACATCTCCTACCTTTGATTTAGGTACTAAAGGTTATGTATCTGGTACAGCTAATACAACCGGTTTAGTTAACGGCGCTCCTGCATCAAGCAATAGCGCTGTATTATTCGGCGCAACCGATGCTGGTACAGAACTAGGTTTTCCTGTATCTACCACTGAGTTAGTTTATGTGACCGGCGGTGCAGGTGCTTCTGCCCCTACAGGTGGTACTGTGTCAGGACTAATCGTTTATACCGTTGCAGATAACGGCGCAGAATCTAACTAATAACAGGGGGATTTAGTCCCCCTAATTCTGGAGATTAGTCATGCAAACAGATGTCAGTTCAGCCTCGTTAGCAGCTAGTGCTCAAGTAACTGTTAATCGTACCCGCGTTAAAGGAATTGTTATTATTCCCGGATCCACAGCAGGTTCAGTTACGCTTCTTGATGGCACTTCGACAGGCGTTTCAAAAATTAATATAGCAACTCCCGCTAATGGGCAAGGTTATACCGTAGATATACCCGGGGAAGGTGTGGTATTTACTAATGGTGTATATGCTTTATTAAGCAACGCTAGTATTGTGGTGTTCTATGGCTAAGAAGGCACCCAGTTTATCCGTAGGTAAAGGTGAGAAGTTACCTGTATCTAAGGGTGCTGGGCTTACCGCCAAAGGACGAGCAGCTTATAACAGGGCGACAGGTAGTAACTTAAAAGCTCCTGCGCCTAATCCTAAAACTAAAAAAGACGCAGCTAGACGTAAGTCTTTCTGTGCCAGAATGTCTGGCATGCCGGGACCAATGAAAGATTCAAAAGGTCGACCAACTCGTAAAGCTGCAAGCTTAAAGAGGTGGAATTGTAAATGAACGAATATCAAGCTTTAATTAACGCGGGTTTAACTATTGTTATTACAGGGCTTGGTTGGTTTTTAAAAGCTCTTTGGGATGCAGTTAAAGACTTACAAAAGAGTGATAAAGACTTAGTTGATAAAGTGTCGCACATTGAGGTTATAGTTGCGGGGCAATATGTTAGGGGCGATAAATTTGATGCTGTTGTGAACCGTATTTTTGATAAGCTGGATAAAATTGAGCTTAAGATTGATAACAAGGTAGATAAATAATGCCAAGTAAATCAGCTAAACAACATCGTTTTATGCTTGCAATTGCACATAGCCCTGCGTTTGCTAAGAAAGCTGGTGTAGCTCAATCGGTCGGCAAAGACTTTGAAAAAGCAGATAAGGCTAAAAAGTTTGGTATGGGTGGTTCTCCTAAGATCACTCGTGGTGGTAAGGGTATGATTAACAAACAAGAAACTAAAGAAGGTAGTTTGTTAGGGTATCAAAAGAATGTTCCTGATATTAATCTTAATAAATACTCGGGGATGAAGAAGGGTGGTTTAACTAAATCAAAGGAAACTAATATGAAAAAAACTGTTAAGAAAATGGCTGCTGGTGGCGTAGCTTCTAGTGGTAAAAAAGCATTTGGTGAACATTCTGTTCAGAAAAAAGGCCATACCAAAGGTAAAGAGGTTGTAATGGCTGGCGGTAAAGGTATGAAGAAAGGCGGGAAGTGTTAATCATGGCTAAAGCTATGACACAAGATGATGTTAAAGATCCTGATGCGTTAGTTGCTAATCAAGAACGCGCTGATAACGCAGAATTAAAAGCGATTCCCGGTAAAGCCGTTGATGCTGTGCGACAACTTATTATGGAGTCTGACGCTAAAAACTCCGCTGCTGCTGCTAGCATGAAAGCACAAGATCAGCAAAATCCTGATACCTTCCAAGCCAAGGTTAATCGTTTTACTAACTATGGTGGCTATAAAAAAGGTGGTAAGGTTTCTGGCGCATCTAAACGTGCTGATGGTATTGCTATTCGCGGCAAAACTAAAGGACAGATGAGATGAGAGCTAGTCGTGGCATGGGTGATATTAGTCCTTCTAAGATGCCGTCTAAAAAGACGATTGTTAGAAAGGATAACCCTAACGATGTTGAGGTTTATAAAAAGGGTGGTAAAGTGGCTAAAAAGAATTGGATCGCAGGAGCAGTTGGTAAGCCCGGTGCTTTACGTAAACAGTTAGGAGTTAAAGGTGACAAACCTATCCCTGCTGGAAAACTAGCTAAAGCAGCTAAGTCTTCAGGTACCTTGGGTAAACGTGCTCGTTTGGCTGAAACTTTAAAAGGTCTTCGTAAGAAGAAATAATCTATGGCTACTAACGGAACGACAGGAACAAACGCATTTAACCTTGACATGAATGAGCTTGTTGAGGAGGCGTTCGAGCGTTGTGGTAAACAATTACGCTCTGGTTATGACTTCCGTACAGCTAGACGCTCTGTTAACTTGTTGACTATTGAATGGGCTAATAAAGGACTTAATTTATGGACTGTTCAACAAGGTCAAATCGTTATGAATACTGGGCAAGCAATTTATCCATTGCCTTTAGATACGATTGATATTTTAGATTCTGTTACTCGTACTTATAACGGCATGCAGACTAACCAACAAGATATTAACATAACCCGCATATCAGAATCTGTTTACGCTACGATACCTAATAAAAACGCGTTAGGACGTCCTGTACAAGTCTTTGTTGATAGACAGTCAGGTAATGTTGCCACAATACCTCAAGCAACTGTAGTAGGTAATGTTGCTGCTACAGATACAACGATTACATTAAGTGATGCATCTCAGCTTCCTATTGGTGGTTTTGTAAATATAGATAATGAAACAATTGGTTATCAGAATATTGTAGGTAATCAGATTATTAACGCATGGCGTGGACAAAACGGTACTACTGCAGCTAGTCATGCATCTGGTGCGAGTGTTTACTTAAATCGTTTACCTGCTATTTATGTATGGCCTACACCGAATGCACCGGGCAATCAATATACCTTTGTTTATTATCGTATGCGTCGTATGCAGGATGCTGGTAACGGTACTAATATTCAGGATATCCCATTTAGATTTGTACCTGCTTTAGTTGCAGGGCTTGCATATCAGTTAAGTATGAAACTAGAAGGTGTAGACCCACAGCGTATTATTGGGTTAAAAGCTGTTTATGATGAGGTATGGCAAGAAGCTGCAGCAGAAGACCATGAGAAAGCAGCACTTCGTATCGTGCCTCGTAACTTGTTTTATGGTAACTACAATTAATTATGTCTGATAAATACGCAACAGGCCGGTTTGCTATTGCCGAATGTGATCGGTGCGGTCAGCGTTACAAATTAAAAGAGTTACGTACACAAGTATTAAAGACAAAACCATTTAAAGTTAAAGTCTGTAGAACATGTTATGACCCAGACCATCCACAGTTACAAATCGGTATGTATCCGGTTTATGATGCGATGGCAATTTACGATGCAAGACCTGATGTGAGTTATCAAGTATCAGGTACTAATGGAGTAAGAACAAACCCATTAGGTACAGACGTATATAGTGAAAGTGAATTTGGGTACCCTGAATCAGGCAGTAGGGTATTTCAATGGGGGTGGAACCCAGTAGGTGGTGCGATATTTTATAATCGTGCTACAACACCTAACAGCTTACTGCCGGTTGTTACAATTGGTACAGTTACTGTAATTACAACATAGGAGTTTTGCCATGGCTAAAATGAAACATGATGATGAAGCACAAGATAAAAAACTTATCGCTAAGATGATTAAAGATTCTGAAAAGAAAGAAGAAAAAGGTATGAAAAAAGGCGGTAAGACTAAGGTTAAAGCGATGAAAAAAGGTGGGCCAACAGGTCAAGATATGCGTACAATGGGACGTAATATGGCTCGCGCAAAAAATCAAAAAGGTGGCTAATATGGCTAAAAATGATTTTCCTCCAGTAGAAACCAAAGACGCATTTGGCGTTCATGGTAAAGCTGCAAATAATAAACCTGCAAGTGCCTATACCGGTTTTGAATACCCAGCGGGTGGTGGTAATGATATTGGCGTTTATAAAAACCCAATGACTAATCCTCACGCTGCAGCTCCTGATGTTATTGCGATGTCAGGTAACGCTATAAACGAATTAAATGTATCAGTTGGTGGAGTACGTAAAGGCAACATTAAGCCTGTTAACCGATATGGTGTTGGCGAGATGCGCGGTTATGGTGCTGCAAATAAGGGTAAGAAAACTAGTGGTAAGATGGGTTAATAGATGAATTACGAACAGCTTTACAACACAATACAGGCATATTCAGAAACTACAGAACCTATATTTGTAGCGAACATTCCTGTCTTTGTGCAAGAAGCTGAAGATCGGATTTATAACTCTGTTCAGTTAACACCACTAAGAAAAAATGTAACCGGTAATGTAAGTACAGGAGTTCCTTATTTATCATTACCTAATGACTTTTTGTCTACATTTTCTCTCGCAACAATTGATAGCACCGGTAACTATCATTACCTACTTAATAAAGACGTTAATTTTTTACGTGAAGCTTATCCTAACCCAACGCAAATAGGTATACCCTATTGCTATGCTATTTTTGGGTCACAACTTAATAATATTAATGAGTTATCTCTTATCGTAGCCCCTACTCCTGACCAAAATTATAACGTAGAGCTACATTATTTTTATTACCCACCAACCATTGTTCAAGGCCAGATTACAACTATTTCTATTACCAATGCTGGATCAGGTTATACCAATGGGGTGTATCAAAATGTACCATTAACTGGAGGTTCCGGTTCCGGTGCATATGCAGATATTCTTGTTGTTGGTACTGTAGTAACGGTTATTGATATTCGTTTTGGTGGTAATTTCTATGTAGTTGGAGATCAGTTAAGTGCTACTTTAGGTAATACAGGTATTGGGGTAATTTTTACTGTTAGTACAGTATCTAATGCTACAGGTACTAGCTGGCTCGGGGATAACTACGATCCTGTTTTACTTTATGGCGCAATGCGAGAAGCTATGCTATTCCAAAAAGGTGAAGCAGACTTAGTACAATATTACGAACAAAAATACCAAGAAGCATTACAACAGCTTAACCGTCTTGGTACAGGGCTTGAAAGAGGTGATGCCTACAGAGATCATCAAGCCAAGATCGGAGTTAATCCGTAATGCCTATAATTCAAACAGCTACTACTACATTTATGCAGAATTTACTGAATGGAAATGAAAACTTTTCCACCGGTACTTATTACATCGCTTTATATACTGGTAACGCTAATCTTGATAATAATACTCAGCAATACACCACAGTAGATGAAGTAGTGGGAACCGGGTATACCGCAGGTGGGCAGCAATTACAAGTTACAGTTCCGCCCACGATAGATAGTTTATACAACACAGTTTATATTTCTTTCGCTAATGCAGTATGGAATCCAGCAGCGTTTACAGCTCGTGGGGCCTTGGTATACAACTATATTACAAAAGCAGCGTGTTTTATTTTAAACTTTGGTAATGATAAAACTTGTACCAATACGTTTACAGTGCAGTTCCCAGCGGCAACTAGTACGTCCGCTATTTTATCCGTAGGTAGCTATACCGACGCTTATATTATTAGTTCAGGAGATTAACATGTTTAACGATAAATCTAAAATTGGCGATATAGTAGATGCTACTGTTACCCGAAATGGTGGTGCGGCTGAAATTGTTGGGCTAACTGGCGTATATGTTGCTGAGTGCTATGATAAAGAGGGTAATTTAAAATGGTCAGATACGATTGAAAACATAACCACTAATGTAGGACGTCAGTTATTACTAGACTCTTTCTTTGCAAATACAGGTGGCGGCGCAATCGTTATGGGCTTGATGGGAACAGGTACCCCTGCTTATACAGATACTCAAGCTTCACACCCCGGATGGCTAGAAGTAGGTGGGCTTAATGCTCCTACTTATTCTGGTACTCGTAAGACCCCAACTTATTCTACTGCTACAAACGCTAACCCATCAGTTCTTACTACAAGTACTCCAGTCATATTTAGCATGACAAGTTCTGGTACTGTCGCAGGAGCTTTTATTAATATTGGTGGATCATCAACTATAGATAACACTACTGGTACATTATTTAGTGCTGGAGATTTTACTGCGGGATCTAAGATCGTATCATCTGGTGATACAATTAACGTAACATATACCTTGTCAGCTGCTGGCTAAGGAGACCTAAATGGCCTTGGTTTATTACGATAGAGTCCAAGAGACTACTACAACTACGGGTACAGGACCAGTCACACTACTAGGCCCTGTTTTAGGTTTTCAGTCTTTTGCAGTGGTAGGAAATGGTAATCAAACTTATTATGCTATTGCTGACCAAGGCGGAGCTAATTGGGAAGTAGGTATTGGTACTTATGCTAGTACTGGTCCAGCACTTTCTCGCGATACAGTTTTATCATCCTCAAATATGGGGTCATTGGTCAATTTTACTGCCGGAACTAAATCAGTATTTTTAACTTACCCATCTGAAAAAGCAGTTATATTAGATCAACTTGGTAACTCTACACCATTAGGTACCCCTGCATCTGTAACATTAACTAATGCTACTGGACTTCCTTTAAGTACTGGCGTGACTGGAACCTTAGCTGTTTTAAATGGTGGTACGGGAACAACAACTTCTACAGGTTCTGGCTCAGTTGTTTTAAGCAACTCCCCTAGTCTTACTACTCCTAATTTAGGTACCCCATCTGCTGCGGTTTTAACCAATGCTACAGGACTGCCACTCACTACAGGCGTAACGGGCACTTTAGGAACGCCTAACGGTGGTACAGGGCTTACATCGTTTACTAGTGGCGGCGCTGTTTATGCTACATCTACTAGTGCGTTAACGACTGGTACTTTACCTATTGCCTCGGGGGGTACAAACTCAACAAGTACTCCTACAGCTGGTGGTGTGGCTTATGGTACAGGAACAGCTTATAGTTTTTCTGCTACAGGTACAGCTGGTCAAGTATTAGTATCCGCGGGATCTACTGCTCCTACTTGGGATAATGTTTCAACCGTCGCAGTAACTTCATTTAGTGGTGGTACAACAGGACTTACACCAAGTACACCTTCTCTAGGTGCCGTAACTTTAAGCGGAACATTAAATGTAGCTAATGGTGGTACAGGACTTACTTCTGTTACTTCAAACGAAATTCCCTACGGTAATGGTACTGGGCCTTTACAAACTTCTGCCGATCTTACATTTAACCCTGCTTTAGGAACATTGTATGCAAGTCAGGTAGGGGCTAGTAATGGGTTGTTGATGAATCAAACCACGATCAATAAGAGCTATACGATTGATACAGGATATAACGCTATCTCGGTTGGACCCATAACTATTGCAAGCGGACAGACGGTTACTGTCGGGGCAGGACAAAGATGGGTTGTACTATAAAGGATAAAATATGAGCGTGACATTTAATGCAACTGTTTCCAATGGCCTTGTAATAACCCCAGATAATTCAGGGCAGATACAATTTCAGCTTAATGGAGTTAATGTACCAAGCCCTAGTGTTGCTCCTACTTTTAGTGCTTATCAAGGGTCTACTCAAAGTTTGTCAGCTTCAACAGCTACAAAAATAATAATAAATACAAAAGAATGGGATACTAATAATAATTTTGATGCAGTTACTAACTATAGATTTACCCCAACTGTTGCTGGATATTATCAATTTAGCTTTGCGATAAGAAGTGATAATACTTTAAGTGCATTACACGCTAAATTATATAAAAATGGAGTAGATACTAATAAAGATGCTCAATTTACCAATAGTTCATTATCCGCTTTTATGTCATCATCCTCTGCATTATTATATTTAAATGGAACAACAGATTATGTTGAGTTATATGCGTTTTCTGGTTCAGCTATTACATTAAATCCAAGTTATTGTTATTTACAAGCCTTTCTAGCGAGACCTGCATAATGACAACCCTATATCAAAAAATAATTACTATTTACCCTACATTAACCCCTGCTGACTTTGCTCCTCCAACAGGAACAATAGTTTTACAGAATGATTCTGATGGTAAAGGGGATTATATTAAACACTGGGGGCACCCAACACTTGCTGAACCAACTCCTGCACAGTTGGCAGCGATACCTTAAGGAGTAATAGATGAGCTTGATTTTAGA